GGTTCTTGTCCATCGGCTCGCGATTTACGCTCCACGCTTCCTCCCCACACTCGGTCGCCCTCATGCAGTTGCGCTTCACTTCATTCGCCATGACCAGCTTATGGCGGGACTTTCACCCGCAGGAGTGCGCCCATGCTGGGCGCACAACAAAAAACCCGCGAAGCCTTGCGGCATCGCGGGTTTCGGGATTTCCTCGGATAAGCCTGGAAACGAATCTGGTGGGCCCGGCGGGGTTCGAACCCGTAGAAGCGGGGATGCTAGGGGTTCACAAGGGGATAAGTAGTTGATTCATATAGAAACGGCGTTCGTTCCATTCCCCTGAGATTCCCCTATTCCTCCCTGAATTCCTCCCCGGCATTTGCAACCAGAGAGTTAGCGGCGGCCGGCTCGGCCGCCATGTCCTCGGCTGGATAGAGCTGCAGCATCGCGCGTGCGGCTTCGAGGTTCGGCGTCGTGAGCCATTCCTCCCAGTCGTCCGGCCGCAGGATCACGACGGAGCGCTTTTCGTCGCCGGGCCGGTGCATGTGCCTCATGATCGGGTGCTCGTCGGCGTTCACGGTGATCATCGCCATCGTGTGCCGCTCGGTGCCGTCCGGATACTCGAGCGTCCGCCAGATGCCGGCGACGCAGAGCGGCCGCCAACCGGCAAGCCCGATTCGGTAGCGCACGTGCTTGCCCGTCTCCCAGTTCGGCTCGTAGATCCACTTCGCCGGGATCAAGCAGCGGTGCCCGGCGCGCCACGCCGGCGCGTACAACGGCGACTTACCTAGATTGTCGTCGCGCACGTTCATCGTGCTGCGCATAATCGGCGGCTTGCGTCCTTGCTCCTTCGCCTTCTTGATATTCACTTTCTGGAGCGCACGCGGCCAGAAGCCGAAACCGGCGATCAGAGGCTTGAACTGCCCGTCGACGTAGCCGACGATCGGCGCGTCATAGTCTTGGTAGATCTCCGGCTTCCATGGCGTCCAGCGGTACAGGTCACGGAAATTGTCGATCTTCAGTTCGTTCAGGCCCGGATCCTCGCCCGGCGCGTAGTAGTTCGTACACACTCGCTGGCCCCTCCAAAAACTGAATCACTGGTTCGAAGGAAGCGGATCGAAGTCGTCCGGCGGCTTCCCTTCCGGAGGAAACGAAACCTGCTCGATCGGCATGACCGGACCGCTCAACCACTCGTCCAGTGCGGTGCACACGATGTCATACGCCTCGTCAAACGCCGAACCGTCCGGTTGGCCAGGGGCATCAGGAAACCGGCTTCGGCCAATTTCCACCATCCCCGAGTCCAGATACCCATACTTGCCGAGCTGGCCGTCTTTGCAAAGCGCGTCGTAACTGCTTGCGTCGTAGTCCACCAGCATGATCGACATGTCGTCGACGATCCGGAATTTGCAGTATGCGATACACCAGTCGATAAACGCTCGTTGCACAACCGTCATCGGTCTTGGCATGGCACCTCCCGGTCCCCAAAAGGCGCCGCCGATCGGTATCGACAGCAACCCCATTTTTGAGACTTGACGAGGTCATGATACAGCGCGATAAACTGTATATCCATACAGTAATTCCGCGCATCATGATCTTGCCCCCATTTGACCCGCCGAAGTTCGACGAGATGTCGACATGGTGGCGCACCTGCACTTACGCCGAGGTCCACCGCCTGATCTTGGAGGTGCTCCACCTGCGGATTACGTTGGGCGAGATGAGCGACCTTACCGGTGACGCAAAGCGCATGATCGCGTACCTCGAACAAGCCGACACGCTGAAATACGCTGCGCCGTTGCGCCGCCTGGCAATCAAGCTCGACAAAGAAATCACACGCGCTGGCCGCCTGGGAAATCCCCGCGCACCGATTGCGCCGTTCTCCGACGAATGGCGCGCGCGCGAAGCGATGAGATGCCGGCTCCGCGACACCCCAGGCGAACCCGATCCCGGCTCCGACAAGGCGACGAAGTTGCCCGAATTCCAGCGCATATCATGGTCCGAATTGCGCGACACATGGAGTACTCACACCTACAAGAAAAATCGTCCGCTTGCACTGGAACAGCGCTTGGTGCTGGAGATCGTGCATGTGCGTCGCGTCCTGCGGCTCATGGAAAAGATGGTCTGCGCCGCCGAGTTGGAATCGAGGAAGAACGGCTCCCCCGACTTGTTTGCACTTGACCAGCTCCGTCGCATGATCGACGGCACAGTCGTGGACTGAACACGTCCGCTGTGGATGCACCACAGCAACTCCGAAGGTAATCTGCACGGAGCAGAGAAAATTCTGCTCCGCAAAAAAACTAAACCCGCGCAAGGCGAGTTTAGTAAAAATCGACGATAAAACAGATTCCGCAAACGTTAAAATCAGTCGATCCGTTATTTGTAATACGATTAATGGTTGGATCTTTAATTAACAGTATTTCAAAAAATTACTTCCCGGCCCTATACTGTGCATGCACCACCCTCGTGCCAGAGAAAAGGTGCTTTGGAGTCCCGACCACTACCCCCGTGGTGGTCGGGACCTTTTTGGGGCAACACGGGCCATCCAATCGTAGTCGAAGTCCGGCCCCCTTCTATAGAGGAAACTCTCCAAACGGCGCGAACCCCGACTACGTTACGCGGTGGATTCACACCTCTGAGACTTAGCGATGGAGCCGCCGCTCGTCCAGGCGCCCTCTCTATTTCTTCACGGGTTCGATTCCCCAGCACTGAGCGGACCGCCCATCTTCCGGGATGGCTTCCGGGTTGTACTTGCACTTGTTGATCGTGTCGAGCGCAACGTTATAGCGAGCGACCAGGGGATCGGCAATGCTGTCGACATACGCTGCCTGCGCGGTCGCATTCGGCGTTTGACAATCGCTTCCCATCTGGTCCGGTGTCGGCCGAGTTCCGCCAATCGCATTCCCGATGTTGTCGCCGCTCGCTCCCAGTGCGTACCAAAGTGCCTCCGTAGCAGTGAGAATCTTGTAACCCGATGCGTCGAGCTTGTCGGGCAGACACGACATCACCGGGTTCGCGTAGAACACCACATTGCCCTTGATGTACTCGCGGGCGGCAAATACGCGAATGTCCTTGTAAAACTGATCGGCCATCGCTTTCTTTTCCGGCGTGTCGATATACCCCGTCATGTCGTCATACTGGAAGTTCACCAACGTCCACGTCGAAATATTGACTTTGGCGGCAAAGATGTCGTTGAGTGTCGGCCCCACGCCATCGTTCTCGCTCATAACGATGTCGTGCAGCTTCGACCCGTTGACGATACCGGGATATACCGCAATGTCCGCGCCTCGCGCCTTGAAGGCGTCCTGAAGCGCCGTGATTGTCGGCTGCACATCGCCAGAAGAATCGCCCTGTGAAGGCGAGGAACTGGAAACATCGGTTGCCGCGGCCATTGCTCGCGCGCGCTTTGTCGCAACGAGCGGGACACCCGAATATGTGAGCTTGATCGCCGGTCCTGACGGTGCAGGACCGCCGTCATCGCCGCCGCCACACGCGGAAAGGGAAAAGCAGACAGGAAACGCGAGTGCTGCGAGGATTTTCTTCATGTCTTGATTGGTCTCAGGCGCTAGTTAATATCTTTCACTTCTGCGTATCGCAGTTTACAGATTAGTTACCCAGCCTGTCATCTGCGAATTTCAGGGCGTCGTAGTCAGCTTGGCACTGCTGGCCGGCAATGCCCCGCTCGTCAGCGATTTTCGCCAGATCTCCCGCTCGCGCATCAGCCCGGCCGAACAAGTCGGCAAGCAGATCGAGGGCGTCACCGGTTGTCTGGCCTCCGGCCTGAGTGGCGGAATCACGAACCCGCCCGATGAGTTCGGCGACTTGCTTGCGCAGGCCGTCAGCAGCAGAAGCAGCAGCGGCAGCATCAGCGCGCGCCAAATCTCGTTTTTTCGATGCATCTTCAGCATTTCCCTGTTGTTGGCGAGCGATCCGGTCGCTCTCGTCGCGCTCGGCAACGAGATCCAGAATTCGCTTCGCCTGCGTTTCGACCACGGCCGATTGATCGGCATCGCGGTGCCCTTTGAAGTAGCCGCCGGCCGAGCCGACGACGATCGCCACGATGACGGCGAGCCAGAAACGAGGATCGGTCAACATCACAACCCCCGTTCGCACAAGGCACGCTCGAACTTGCGACGCTCCACCAATCCCGGCAATACGCGACCACCGCCGTAGATCCATTGCGGCTTACCTGTGTCGGATTCGTTCATCGCTCGGCATGCCCCCTTCCAGTTGCCCGCGTTGAATCGCTTCGCGGTCGTGCTGCGGCAATACGCACCAACACCAATGTTGTAGGCAAAGCTCACACCGGCCGCGAGCTGATACGGATGCCCTTTCAGACCCGGTGTGCACTTCAGTGCCGGCTCCGCATGTTCGATGAGGCGCTGTTCAAGCCGAGCAACGCATTCGTCGTGCGTGAAGCGCTGGCCGAGCTTCACATCTTTCGTGTCGCCAAAGCATCCAGTGACGATCCCGATTGGGTCAGGCCCAGCGACCAGCACCTCGCCCTCGAACTTCGGAACCATCGAAAAAAGAAGGGCTGCCGCAGCAGCCCCCACCACACCGACAAGCGTCTTCTTCGGCACTTCAGCCATCGTGCTTCCCCATCTCCAAGATGCGCATATCCGACTCGCGCTGTTCGCGGCGATCCTTCCGCCACATAAAAAAGAAGTTGAGTCCGAAGGTCGCCATCGCCGTCAAAATGCCGACGATCACCCCGATATCAGTCAACGTCAGCGATGACGCCACAGCCGTAACACTCCCTACGTAGCTCGCGACTTCAGTTGGACTCGCTCGCATCTGTTCCCCGTAATGAAAAGGGCCGCTCAGTTAAGCGGCCCGTCACACAATCCCTGTCCCATCCAGCACCATGAAGCGCTGGCGCCACTGCTCTCTAAATCCGGAAAATCCGGGCTTTCTCCCGCCTCCGTACATCGTTGTTCCCCAACTTATCGTTTTGCCGCTGACCCGAATCGACGTGAGTTCGACACCCGCAGGGGAATAGCTCCATCCGACGTGGACCGGATAAATGGCCGACACAATGACCGGCACACCGTACGTCCGGGAATTCCATTTTGGATTTGGCGCGTCGGCAGACACCCAACCTGTCCCTGGAGGAAAGTACTCGTCAAAGATAACGTCGAGCACGCGGAGGAACGGCTTCGAAGAATCTGCGATGAGATCCCCGCGCTCGTTGAACACCTGTAAGCCGAACCTGCCGGAAGCCACAGGTACACGATCGAACAGAAAAAAGTAGACGGTACACTCGCGCTCCGTAACGAAACGCAGCGTATATGCCGATCCACTAACTTCCGTGCTCCAGATCGTGATCCCCACGCCATCCGACGCAAACACACCGTACATCGGCCCAGCCGTTGAGGTGAATGTGAAGGAGACATTCGGCAGGTTCGCACCGAAGGAAATCCCGGCATCGTTGACCACGAAAGGCAGGCCGGTCGTCACCGACTGCCCCGCCATCGCCTGCACCATTTGATAGTTCGGGGTGGAGCCATCAATCTGATACACGCCCGAATCAGTGAACGCCTGAAATCCTGTTCCCATCAATACACCCCGAAAACGATCCAGCCCGGAACCTGCTTATACGCATTCGACCCACTCGCGTTGCCGCTATAGGACCAGCTCACACCGAACCTGTCGATCGAGACTACAGGCGACGGCTCCGCACCTGATACTCGATAGAAAATCCTGTCCGGCATGAAGGACCAGAACGGTTCACCGCCGGACAGGTCGGCCGCAATAGATCCGTTATTCCCGTCTACGCGGACGATGCCGACTACCCGACCCGCGCGCGACTGCGCGTCGAGAATGGGACGGCCGGCACCCTCAAAAATCTGGAGTCCGGCCGCCATCACCACATCCCCATGCGCACCCGCAGTACGCCGTTGCCGTCATAAACCCGCACGCTGCTACCGTCGAGCACCAGTCGATTCCCGCTGCCATCGGACGCGTTGATCTCGAAAAAGCCGTTCTTGTCGATACGCCAGCCCTGTCGACCCGCGATGTAGTTATCGGACTGGATGTAACTGCCGATCATCGCGTTCGTGATCCAGCCGGCGCCGATGAGCGCCTGGCGGAGAAACACCTGGCCGCCCTGCACCACGAACGGCACGATCGACGATCCCCCGTTGTTCGGGTCGACCACGGCAAAGCGACTCGCCGAGACCAGCACCTGCGACTCGACTACCCCACTGCTGTTGTCGATCCCGACGCCGATGCCGGCGATGTACGTCTTGCCGTCCGCCGTCACCTGCGTCTTGATCTGGTACGACGCAGCTACCCGCCCATTCAGGTCGGCGTACGACTGCGCAACAGTCTGAACTGCCGCCGCGTTCTCGTTCGCTTTCGCGCTGACCGTTGCAATCTGGCTAGCCTGCGCGCTGTCAGCATCCGCCCGAGCCTGAGCCTCATTCTGAATACCGGCGAACAAGTCGGCCTGATCCGATTGGATCTGAGCCGTGACCGATTCAATCTGCTGCGCCAGCGCCATATCAGCCTCGGCACGTGCAGATTGTTCCGACCAGACTCCGGCCATGACCTGCGTGGACCCCGCAGCCTGGCTCGAGTCGCCCGCCATCGGCACGTTGATCTGTGCCGACACGCTCTCGATACGATTCGACAGCGCGGTATCGGCGTCCGCCCGAGCCTTCTGTTCCACGGCGATCGCGGCCGTGTTGCCGTTGGCCGTTGCGGTCACAGAATCGATGCGCTTACCAAGCGCCGAATCAGCATCGGCTCGCGCAGTTTGCTCGGATGCGATCGCCGACCTGTTGCTGTTCGCGGTCGACGTCACGGCATCGACCCTCGTCGACAGTGCACTATCCGCGTCGGCGCGAGCCCTCTGCTCTGCGGTAATAGCTGCCGAGTTTGCCGCGGCCGAAGCGCTCACTGTGTCGATACGGCTTGACAGTGCGTCGTCTGCAGTTGCCCGAGCGTTCGCTTCGGTAAGAATGGCCGCCGCGTTGTTCGCGAGTCCGATATCTTGAGACAACCTCCAGTCATCGCCATCCCATACCAACAGGTTGTTGTTGCCAACCGTGCTTACTGCCGCATCGGCCGTCGAGATGTACCGCCCGGCGCCGGCCAGCGCCTCCAGTTGCTGGCCCCAGACGTAAATACCGCTGACGCCATCCCCCGGATACATCGTCGCTCCGTTATAGGCCTGCGTCCGCACAATGATCGACGTGTCCGCGGTATTGAACTGCGCCGTGTAGACCACGCGCCACCAACCGTCCGAAAGCGTCGTCGCAACGTACGAGTGCGTCCCTTTGGATAGGCTTGGCGCGGAAAACACTCCGGTATCGGCGTCAAATACCACCCCTCCGAACGTGCCAGTGTTATTGCGGCAGAACACCTTGATTTGAAGCTTCGTGCGCTCTCCCGACTTGACGTACAGCGAACGCGTGAACGGCCGAGTCGGATCGATACTCGGGTATTGGTCGAAATAATGCTCGCCGTTGTCCGTCGACTCCACCAGTTTCTGCGCCTTCGCCCCGCTGAACGGGCCGGCAATCGCATCCTTCACGATCGAGCATCGAACCTTCGACCACGCCCCATTCGTGTAGTCCTCCGAGTACCGAATCAGGTTCGTGCTTCCCAGATCGATCCATACGTCGTTTACCGCCTTGGCAATCGGCGTGATCGACTGTCGGAACGTGGTGTTTTTCGCGTTGGTCTGTGCCTGCACCAATGCGATGCTATCGGCGTTCGCCGCGTCACCGTCAGCACGCGCGGATTGCTCCTGCGTGATGGCCGCAGCGTTCGCGCTCGCCGTCGCGGTAACCGAGTCGACACGCTTCCCCAACGCGCTATCAGCGTCGGCCCGCGCCTGTTGCTCCGCCGTGATTGCCGCCTTGTTCGAACTGACATCCGCCGTCACGACGTCAATGCGCTTGCCGAGCGCCGAGTCGGCGCTTGCCCGCGCACTAGCTTCGCTACTGATGTCAGCCTTGTTGGCGTTCGCAGTCGCCGTAACGGTGTCGATTCGACTCGACAACGCCGCGTCCGCGGTCGCACGCGTGTTCGATTCAGTCTGGATCGCGCCAGCGTTCTGCCCGACCGATACTTGCAGTGACGAAATGGCCGATGCGTTTGCCGAATCTGCGGCAACACGTGCATTCCGCTCGTCCACGATAAGACCGCTCGGCAACGATTCAAGCTTCGCGTTGCTCGGATCTTGCAGCCCGGTCAGCTTCACCGAAAGCTGCTGCCGCGCCGTCGTCTCCGCCGTGTCCGCAGTCGCGCGCGCCATCGCTTCGTTCGTGAGGGCAGCACTGCTCGCACCAGGCGCCGGTCGGCCGACAGCGATCCAATCGATTTCGAAATAGTCCTTAGCCGTCGGCGCCAGCGCAAGATACACACGAAGCTGACTGACACTACCGGTCCAGGCCTCGTTCAGCATCACGACGGCGATGCCTTTCTCGTCGTAGTCCGGCTCTGGAATCTCCAGGTTCGCCCACGTGCCCGCGATGTTGCGGCCAATGAAGCCGTACCACCCCGGATTACCCGTCTTTCGAATACGAAGACGAACCTGTCGATACTCGTCGCCGTTGATGTCGAGCGACGCCGGCGATTGAACGTACCCCTTCGCGACTGTCGGCGGCTTCAGCCATGATGCCGTCACCGTCGGCGTACCGGATTGCGCCGTCCAGCCCTCTACCCCATTCGTGAAGTACCAGATCTGCGCATAGTCGAACTGCTCGCCAACGCCGGCCTGAAGCTGCGTAATCTGCTGTACGACCGACTCGTACTGAGTCACCCGCGCATCGCGTTCCTGACCGATCAGCCCGCTCGTCACCTTGCTGAGATCAGCACCGTCGTATGCACCGCGAAGCTGCGTCGCCAGTAGCTCACGCTGGTTCGCCTCCGCATCAACGGCAGACGCACGCGCTACCTGCTCGGCCTGAATAGCGGACGTGTTTTGTCCGATCGCTGCCGTGTTCGTATCGATTCGCCGCGACAACGACGAGTCTGCCGCCTGCCGTGCGGTTTGCTCAGATGCAATCGAAGCGCCGAGCTTCGCAGCCTGATCGGCTAGCTCACGCGCCTGCACGTCGGACGCGGCTTTGATGGCTGCGTCGCGCGCGGACGCTTCACCAGCGATTGCGGCCGTCCGATCTGCCCTCTCGTCCGCGAGCGCTTGCGCGCGAGCGGCCGCCTCCGCATTGATCGCGTTCGCACGCGCAGCCGCCTCCGCGGCGATCGCGTTGGTGCGGTCCGATACCTCCGTGGCAATTGCCGTCGCGTTGCTCGAAACGTCCTTCTGGATACCTGGAATCGCGTCGATCGGCTTCTTCAGGTCATCTCCAAGCGCCGAATGCGAAATCTGACCTGCAAAATATTTTTCGTATTCGCCCGCCTCGGTCGTCGGTTGCCCCTGCACACCCGGCCCGCTCGCCGGGAACCACGATCCGACATTCCCTGACCGGTCGACGAGACGCACCCAGAAATAAAACACCTGTCCCGGAGCGAGCCCTTGAATCGACGTCGACGCCTGCGGATATGCGAAATCCGACAGCTTGATCGCGTCAGCACGGTTCGTCGTGCGGCTTTGCCACACCTCCGTACGCTGCGTATCACCCGCCGTACCGTCGGCAGGGAACGTCCAGCTCAGGTTGATCCCGTAGACGACGCCGGCCGCCTTCAGCGATGCAACCGCGGGCGGCGGCGTCGTTTTCCCGGCCAGCGTCGTTTCCGCGCTCACGGCAGGCAGCGACGTGACATTCATCACGTTCTGCGCACGAACGCGAGCGACGTATCGGCCCTGATAGATCCCCGGAATCTCGACCTGCAGGCCGCCCGTCTGAGCGACGCTAACCCAATCGCCGTTGTCCTTCCGCCATTCCGGGAGATACGTCACGGCCTTGTCAGCGGCATCCCACGAAATGACCATGTTGGTCTTCGCGATGCCCTGATCGACGACCGAGTACGTCGAAATTCGGACATTCGCCGGAGGCGCCTGTACCGAAGGCGGAACGACCGTAATCGGGCGCTGCTGAATCTGTGCGCCGTCATCGATCGCCGCGTACTTGCCCGGTTCGTGCTTCGTCGCCGTGATCGTGTACGCGATCTGCCCTTCGTCGTCGCTTTCCTGCACACTGACAACCCGGTAGAGCTGCGCAGCAATTTCGTCGCTTTCCAGCATCCATACAGCGCCGGTAACGGGATCTGCATCGAAACGATCCGCCAACACCAGCACGTCACCATCGACCGACTTCACCGCGCGCGACTGCGCCACACCCGACGGCAGGATTGCCGTGAAGCGATCGCCCGGCGCGACGGTCGGAGCCTTGTCCAGCGTGACGACATTTCCGGCCACGGAACGAATCCGGCCGCCGATGCGCCGCCCCGCCTTCTTCGGATCAGCGATTGCGATCACCTCGCCCGGGCCGACCAGGACGCCATCCATGCCGACCTGAAACGACACGGTGCCCGCTTCATATCGGGACGTCTGGAGAATCCACTGCCCGAGCCGATGCGCCTGTGCCTGCGACGTGCAGCCGAATGCAGTGACCTGCGTCTTGACGACACCGTACCGCGCAATACCGTCTTCGTCAGGGACGTACTCGACGGCCTGCTTGTACTGATTCGTCGGATCGTTATAGCTGACGAGCGCGACCGTGTACCGCGTCTTCCGCTCGCTGCCGACATACCGGAACGCGCCGTCGATGACATTGGCCGCGGTGTAGACGTAGACCGGATCGGACGGCATATCCGCCGACGCGACCACGGCACCCGGCCCCCAGTACGCAATCCCCCGGAAGACGCTGGCGATGTCCTGCAATACCTTGAACGCGTCAGCCGCCGACTGGATCACGCAATTGCACGTGAAGCGCGGCTCGACGCCACCCTTGCCGTCCGACACCAGCACATCGCAGTAGCGCGCGATCTCGTACAGCCCCCACTTGTCGATCATCGACGCGTCGACCGTCTTGCCGAGGCCGTAGCGATCATTCAGCAACAGGTCGTAGAAAATCCATGCCGGGTTGTTCGTCCACGCCGGCTTGAATGTCCCGTCCCATGCCCCCGAGTACGTACGCGTCTCAGGATCGTAGTTCGACGGCACCCGAACGATCAGGCCGCGAACGTGGTACGACCGCACCGGCACCTGCGAGAACGATCGTGCGTCGAACGTCATGCCAACGAGCGCCGTCATCGGATAGCGCAGCTTCCGGTCAATGACCTCTGTGATCGCCTCGATGTTCACCGTATCGGCAATCAGCGAACTGTGCTGATTCGGCGTGATGCGGCGCACGCGCACCAACCAGCCAGCTTTCGCACGCGGCAACTCGATCCGATGCGAACGCTCGTAGAGCGACGTCGTCTTGCCGTCGAACGCTGCCGACAGCACCTGCGCATACGAACCGCCGTCAACCGATAGATCGATCGCATATTCGACGCGATAGCCGAACACGCCCGACGCAGGGTCGCTTTTCTGAAGTGCCGGCACGCCAAATCGAATTCGGACCGCCGTGAGCTGCGGGTTCTGCACTTGACGTACCCACGGCGCGTCAGACGTCAGTTGCACACCAACAGCCGATTCGCGCTCGACAGCCGGAAAGCCCGGGATGAACTCCTGATCGATCGTGCCCGTGCGAACGTCGACACTGTAGTTCTGGAAATTGACCGAACCGTCGGAATTCTGAATTGGCGTGCCGTCGAGATAGACCGACTGCATGCCGTTGACGAGCCCGACAATCGGCCCTTCCGAAATGATGTCGAGCACCTTCGCGCGTGCCGTGGAATGGAGGCTGTCCGGCGACTCACTGCTACCGCCGCCGCCGCCTCCACCCTTCGCACCGTTGATGCGCTTCCGACCGGATTCCGCGTATAGCTTTTTCACACCTGATCCTCTGCGTAGATGCCAGAGCTCGCGACCTTCGAGCCCACGACCATCTCGCCGTAGACGGGCGGCACCGGCTCGCCTTGCGCCGCACTGTTCACCGGTCCGTTGAAGTAGTAGGACGTGCCGTTATCAGCCACGCCCGCGAGCCCGGCCTGTTGCGGGCTCAGCATCTGGGCGACACCGCCGAGCGCCATGGAGACGCCCAAACCGATCAAGGTCGGCTGGTTGAACACGAAGCCGGCGACGGCGAGAGCTGCGCCGAGAATCGTCTGAAACAGGCCGCCGCTTTTGCTGCCGATAATCACCGGCGCAATTCGGATTGCGTCGTCGCCCACCGGTGCGCCAAGATCGTCTTTCGACAGATTTCGACGCCCGTTGAAAACAGCGAACGTCAGCCCCTTGCTGCGGGCCTCCAGCAAGAATTGGCGAAAGCCGGGAATGAGCACCGACAATGCGCGCACCGCCTCTGCAGTCGACGACACGGCCAACCGATGAATCCGGCCGAATCGTGCGCCTGCGATCCCGTAAAGCCTCACTTCACGCAGTCGTGCGTTCAATTCGCGCCTCCCACGTAACGGAGCACCGTCGTGCAGGAGTCGCGCCACATCGAGCCCCACACGGCCCGAGAGGAAAGCCGCCCGTACATGTGATGCCCAAACATCCCGTCACCGAGATACACGCCGGAGTGATTCGGCACACCGTTCTTGCTGCGGACCTGCATCAGCAACACGTCGCCCGGTTCAAGCGTCGCGTCTCGGCCGATGTCGAGGAAGCCTGCGTCCTGGTAGTGCGCGACGTACAAATTCGAGTAACCGTCGTTCCACCACCCGACCTTGCGCTCGAAATCCGGGAGCACCACGCCACGCTCGGCGAGATACCAGTCGCGCACAAACGCGTAGCAGTCGAGCACGCCATGCACGTATTCGCGTCCGTACAAGGGCGCGACGTATCCGCTCGGGCCGAACTCGCACCAGTCGTCGACACCGAGCGAACCATCGGCCTGCACGCCCAGCGAGACAATCAGCCACGACGCGATGTCGGCTACCTCGCACATCGCACGATCTCCCATACTCGGCTGTGCAGCTCCATTCGGATGCGAGTGCACAACGGCGACGACCTCACCGACGTCTTCGGCTGCCGCGTAGTCATCGGGCTCAATCGCAAACTGCTCGGTCGGCGACGTCGCAACATTCCGACAAGGCACGTACTCGTCGCCAGCCTCGGCTCGCACGACCAGCCCGCAGCACTCGCGCGGATACTCGGCGAGCGCGTGCCCCGCGATCGCCTGCTTGATTCGTTCGTCCATAAAAAAACCCGCCGTTGGCGGGTCCATGAAGTGAGGTTTGATCGACGGCTAGGCGAGCGTGTCGCACAAAAAACCGCCGTGCGGCAGCGGATTATTAGCGCCGAATCGGCACTCGCATCCGCTGATTTTTTGACTGCATCGGTCGAGCGCTGGGTCACTCACTGGCATGTCGTTCTTATCGAAGAACACCATTGCGGTGTACCCACATTCCGGGCCGCGATAGCGCCACTGGCATGTCCCGACAATCTGACGCGCAGGTATTTGCTGACCGCCAAAGTCGAGCGGCGACGACAGTGTGAACTCGACCTGCACGCCAGGTTGCTCGTCGCTTTTTTGCTCGACTCGCCACTGCTCGACCGGCCACTGTTCGTTCGGGTCCGCGGACGGGTTCCCGTCCCGAAAATTGATCTCGTCGAGATACTTCGCGAGCGTTCGCCGACGGTACACCTTCGCTCCGACAAGATCCTCCAGCGCAATACACATCGCTGTGATCGTGCCGTTGATGTCGCCAACAGTCAGCGTCGGCGACGGCTGCCGCGCATCCGATGTCCGCTCGAACCCGGCCCCCTGAATCGGCCAAGGCTTGTACTCCCGCCCCTGCCAAATGATCGACTCCGACTGCGAGTGGCCGTGAAATCGTAAAACTTCGCCGCCGATCTCCGAGCAATCGACCTCGAACAGTTCGATCCGGCGACCGGGCTCGAGAGTTTGAATATCCGCAGTGATCGTCACGACGTGAACCCCGTCATTCGCATGAAACGCGGATACAGTGGTCCGACGGGTTGCGTTTTCTTAATCAAGAGCTGTAGCGTGTACGTCTTACCCGCTGTCAATCCGTCTTTTGCGACCATCGCCACAATTTTCTTGCTCGCAACCAGCCCGGCATCCTGACCCGAGACGGTAGCCGCGTCGTCCGGCCCATCGAACACGACAGTCGAGCCATCGACAATACGAATATGGGCAATTGCATCAACCGCCGGAGTTACGCCACTGTCCAAGTTCAGCGCAACGGTCGCGGTCGCCATGATGGCCCCGCCCGCGCCACATACAACGTTGACGGACAAGCGGTTCTCGTACGCATTCGGGTTAATGTCGGTTTCGCTGCCGCCCGCAGCGCTAAATACCGTCGGCCGCGTCATGTTTCCCGCATGCCACGGATTGGGGAGATTCCCGGCATCCCAGGCGAGCTTTCCCGCGAATGTCGGACGCGATCCGATCTTGCAGCCGGCCCCCGTGCCGTCGATCGTTACCGTGTCGTCTTTCAGGCTGTAGATGAATGGTCGCGGGGTGTCCCAGTTGCCGTACTGGTCTCCGGCCGCTGTGCGCATCAGATACAGCGCGCTACCGTCCTTCCGCCAGAACGTCCCGAAGTCACCGCCGGATACCATGCGAAAACCGTTTGTAGCCTTGGATTGGATTTCGCCTGTAGAGACTACCTTGCCGCCTACATTCAGATCACGTCCGATGCTTGCGTCTGTTCCAATCGACGCAGTAGTACCTACTGTCAGGCTGCCCTTGACGATTTCATCGATCGCGTATGAACGCCCGCGCAAAAGCACTCGCCACACGTTAGCGCCATCTGTATCGACCAATAGAGACTCGCCCAAATTCAGATCGACGGTGGTAAACGAATTGCCGGAACCAGATGCCGCAGCAATCGTGACTTTCTTCCCGACGTTTCGCAGATGAAGAACCGCGTCTGTCGGACACGTCGATGCGACAGGCAAGTTAATCGTGCCTTCGGCCGTAAGATTGATGCTGATTCGCTTGCCGACATGATTCGCAGTGAGCGTCTGCGCGGTCGTGATGGGCGTTGCCGTCGTAAGCGCCGCCTGGTTGTTCAGCACGTCGACATTTGAATTGAATTTCGTATTCGCCGTACGCTGGTTGTCTCCGTCGGAGCCCGTCGGAGGCGTTCCAAGATTTGCTTTTTGAAGTGCTGCCATGTCAACCCTTACGGCGCGAATGTCTGTTCAAACTGTGCGGTGATCGTGTACACCTTGCCGTTTTTAACCGGCTCTGTGTACTTCTCGCACACGAAACGTCCCTGCGGGCGAAGGGGTGGCGTCCAGAAGAACGACACCGCCCCGGCATGTGAATCGAGGAACGCGAGAATTGCGGAAATCATGTCGGCCTTCCCGACAAACCGGAGGTTGTAAGTCGGCACGCGATTGTTGAGGCCGTCGGCCGAGCGCTGCGTATAGCCATCACCAAACCCGGCCTTTCGTACACGTAGCGTTGTGTCACCGCCGAATCCTTCAACAGTCGGCGACCAAATGAACGTATCGGTCATTACGCAACCCCGTTCCTGAGTTTCCAGAGCGACCCACCTTGACGACTTTCGGCGGCAATAAGCCCCTGGATCAGCTGCTTGAGCTTCTTCACGAATTCAGCGCTCGCCATCATCTGTGACGGGTCTCCAGATCCACCGTCGATCGTCAACGGAACATTCAACGTGACGCCACCATCCATGCCGCCTGGCACACCAACACCGCCGGCGCGGCCGCCAACGAGCCCGCCGTTCGCAAACTTCGCGAATCCGACGTCGCGCCCGCTGTTGATCGCCTCCAGCAACCGGAGAACGCCCGGCTTCCGAACGGCAGAAGCCTTGACCACGAACTCATCGTTCGAAAGCCATGCGGGGATGCTGTCGCTTGTCGATGTTCCCGGCCCGGTAACGCGGCCGCCTGTCGCAAGATGGAATCCGTACGCATTTCCGCCACCGCCCGCGAGCGCATTGGTCAGCCCACCGCCGATACCACCAAGCAGAGACGACGAACTGAATCCGCTGGCCGCGGATGCGCCCAAGCCGATCGCATTCCCGAGCCAACCGAACACGGGCGCCAGCGCCGCCCGCGCGGCGAACCGCGCGAGATCGGCGATCATGCTGTCGACCAGCCCCCGAAAATCCAACTTCCCGGTCGCCGCGAACGAGGTGACCGCATCCTCCAGATTCCGGAACGAACTAGTGAAGGCTTCCTCCGCACGGCCCGCGGCGTTCTCCGCCGACTCCTGGTACAGCGCAACCGCCCGGCTCGCGCCAACGCGCCAATCACGCTGCATCGCGAGGCGTTGATCGAAATAGCCGCGTTCGCGCTCGACCTGCTCGGCCTCGGCCCGGTTGATGCGGTCAATCTCCGCCAGGTACTCCGGCGAATTGAGCGTGCCGTCTTTCCGCGCGCCCTTCGTCAGTTCGTCACGCCGGCGCCGGAATTCGTCGCTGACACGGCTCGTCGCTTGATTCAGCTCGCGCGCGTTGTCACCCATCGACATCGCAGCGAGTTCGCGCTCGACTTCGCGCTGACGTTCCGTCGCGTAGTCGGCCAGTTCAGCGTCAATCTGCGCGCTGCGTTCCTTCAGCTTGTTGATCGCGTCGTGATAGCGAACTTCCTTTTCGAGCTGAACCGCACGGTCGTATGCCGCTCGAATCGATGCCTGGTCACGGATTAGGCTCTTGTCACCGTCCGACAGCTTTGTGCGCTTGCTGGCCAGGTCGGTCAGCTTCTGATCGAAGCCGATCCGGTCCTTCTCCGACTGCGTTAGCTTGTCGGTCGCGACTGCCTCGACGCGCAACTGCGCAATCCGCTGCTCGATGTTGTCGAGCAGACGCTGGCTCTCCGGGTCGGATCGCGCGCCACCCGACCGAGCCTTGTGCCCCAAGGCCGGCGCATTGACGCTGATGCGGGCGACCTGCGCAGCTGACTCCGACACCGTGTCGTCAAACGCCTGCTTGCCACGAGCAGCCGCGGCAGCGCGAGCGGCGTCAGCGTTGAACCCGAATTTCTCGAATTTCTTGCTGACGAGATCCGCCTGGAATTCAGCCAGGGCCGCGGCAACGACCATCTGCTGATTCATCAGCGCCAGTTCGCGCGTCAGGTTGTCGATATTCCGACGGGCACCGGCCTCGGCCTTCGCATCCTTGTCCTGAATCGCCTTTTCGAGCGATTTGTACGCGTCCGCTCGACCAGCCATCAAACCGGCCTGTCGCGCCTCGGCAGCGTTTGCGCCCTTCGTCTTCGCCTCGTATTCGGCCCGCTGCCGCGCGGTCATGCCGATGACGTCCGATGCTTCCTTCAGCTTGTCGACGTACTTGTTCCACGCCTCGGCACCCATGCCGCCCGCGAAGAAATTGTTTTCCTCGGTCAGCAACCGGATACCGTCTGCCGCACTGCGCGCCGCTGCATCCATCGCATCGAGCGTGCGCGCTCCCTTGTCAGCGGCCGCGCCGGCGATGTCAATCGCAGATGCAGCCCTTACAAGCTCGGATCGAAGGTCATCCCCGCCCTTCGTCGCATCGACGAATACGTCGACGAGTCGAGATAGCTCGCGCGACTTCTCGTCGACGCCAAGGTTCTCCGACTTGATCCGGTTCAGTCCCTCCATGAACCGATCCAGCGCGGCCTCGTTCTCCGGCGTAATGATGGGTGTACCATCGCCGAAGTTTGGAAGCGTGACGCTTTGCGACGCTCGGGCAGCGAGACTCGCATAAGCCTCCGCGACGTCGCTCGCCGCAGAGGCCTGCGCTTGCTTCGCGCGATCACGCTCGACTTGCTGCAACAGCGGCGAGAGCTGCCGGTACTTCTCGATAATCTGATCGAGCGGCGCCTGCATGTCGATCAAGCTCGACGTCGCACTGCTCGCGTGATCCCGGAAAACCAACCAGTTCACGGCAGCACCGAGCGCGACCGTGCCGACAGTCGTGAGAATGCCCGGCAAGCCGCCGACGACCGACAACAGCCCGGAGCCGACGGTGCGCATCAGCGAGCCGGCGCGCGCCGCGGCAGTCTGCGCTACCGCCGCACGCTCGGTCGCAGCAGCAAGCCCTGCGGTCGCCGCTGTAGCACCGCGCTCGGCACTCTCCCGGGCGCGCGTCGCCGCCGCCACCTCGCGCTCCGCAATGGCGAGCCCCTTTTCGGTTTCCGCAAGCGCGGCGGCATATCGCGTTTGATCGACTGTGCCCTTGGCCGCAGCCGCCTCCAACGCAACGCGCCGCTGCTGCGCCAGCGCGAGCGACGCCTCGGCGCGCGCAAGCTCCCCTTGAGCCGCGGCAGTTTCGCGCGCGATGACCGCTGCGTACGGCGTCCCGGCGATCCGCGAACCGATCTCCTGGCTGTTCGCAAGATTCGAACGCGCCGTCGCGACCTGCGCCACGGCACTCGCCTCGATCGCCCGCGCCTCGGCGAGCTTCGCCTCCGTATACCGGATCGAACCAGCCGTGAGCGCCGACTGCATGGCAAGGCTCTCGCGCATCGCGCGCATGCCGGCCAGTTCCGCCTGTGCCGCAACCTCCGCGGCCTGCGCATTCTGCAGTTTCGCGGCCGCTGCATCGCGGTCACTCTGGGCCTTGGCGATGGTCACCAAAGCGGCGCCGCTTTCCTCTTTTGTTGACGCAGCAAGGGCCAACCGCTTCGTGTTCCAGTCGATCGCGGCCCGACGAGCCGCAATACCGGTTTGCACCAAATACGTAACAAGGCGGCCACCAGCCAGCGACGCGCTGACCTTGACGATGTCATCAATGTGCTCCGCAACATAGATGATGCCTTGCGACAGCTTTGCGCTCGCGCCTGTTGCCTGATCGGCCTCACCGATGTACTTCAGAATCTCCGTATGCAGGCGCGTCATCGACTGATCGACGGTCACCTGCATCTTGGAGAACAGCGCGTCAGTGCTCGACGATGCGTTCTTCAACGCGTCGATGAGGTTTTCGACCGTCAGCTTGCCGGCTTCCGCGAGACCCTTGAGCTCGGACGAACTGCGCCCCATCCCGCGCGCGATTGCCTCGGCGACGCCCGGCAGTTCCTCGAGCACGCTGTGCAGGTCTTGGCCACGCAGCTGACCGGACGCGAACGCCTGACCCAGCTGCACGATACCCATCCGTGCCGTATCCGCCGAAACACCGGAGAGCGCGACCGCTTTGCTGATCGTCTCGACCAGTGGGCCGACCTCCTTGATCGACAGGCCGAGGTGCCCGGTATTGTTCGCGATCCGCTGGTACAGCTCGGCCGTCGCGTCGAGCGGCTGCCGCGCCGTACGCGCGATTTGGACCACATCGTTTTGCGCGATCGCGAAATCGATCTGGTCTCGCGTGACGATCCTGAGCCGGTTGCTCAGGTTCGTCCACTCATCGGCGTACTCGATGAGCTGATGCACGCCGAAAGCCGCGGCCGCCGCCTCGGCATACCCGCGAATGGATCCGCGAGCGGCCTCGATCGCTCGCACCGTGACCTGGACGCTCGATGCATTCGACGCGAATGCTGCGTCGGCGGCCCGGCCTCCGTCCCGGACCGCGTTGAAATACCCGCCAGCCGTCGAGGCCAGCCCGCGCATACGTCGGTCGTACTCGGTCGTGTTCGCGGTAACGCTGACAATCAGCTCGCGCAGACTCGTTGCCATAGTTCTTTTCCGCCTACTTTGCCATGCTCGCGAGCGCCGCGAAGAATGGATCGTCCGCAACCTCTTGAGCCGCCTTCGACTCGCCGCCGCCCCAGTTCGGCAGCATGTCGGACACCTTCACCTTCGCGCCCTGTGCCTGGAACACCGCCGATGCGACCATCGCGGCATGCAGGTCGTAGCGGTCGTCGCTGATCGGCGACTCGGCGTCCAACGCCTGCCACAGCACAAACTCGGCCGCTGACATCGACGAGCGCAGCTCGGCAAGCGTCTTGCCGAGGCGCAGCGCCAACGTCAGTTCGAGTCGGAGGTCGGGGTTTCGGCGGAAGGCTTTTTTCCCGCTTCGTCCGGATCGGCGTTGAGATCGCCCAGCGCGATCGCCTTGGTAACGATACGGTCGTGCGCAACGCCGAACGCTTCGGCAACGGCCTCAACGTCACCGTCTTCGAATTCGCGGCGCCAGCCCTCCGGCGTCTCGACGAACAGGACACGCACGAACAGGCGCGCGTACGACGTCCGGTAGTCTTCGGCGCTGACGCGGGCGTACTTCGCGCGCGCCGTCTCTTGATCGTCGTCAGGCTCCACGCCCGCTGCCATGCGGAGCGGTTCGAGCCAGAAGGCGCGATCTTCGAGCAGCGGCTCACGCACCGCGACGGTGACGCCGCCCCATTCCGGCATCGACAGAAATTCGTGCTTCCAGCCGGCCAGCGGATTGAGAATCGCGGCGCGCAACGCGCCGGTTTTTGTCTTGTTGCTCATCTTCTATTCCTCACTGGTTCGTCGGATTGGTCAGCCTGCCGGCGGCGCCGGCGGCGGCACTTCCTTCGGCGAACCGCTGACACGGACGCTGTACGTCGACGTCACGATGCCGTCCACGCCGGCCGACCACGTGTACTGACGGACCATGCCGATGAACAGAAACTGCGCTCCGTTTCGGAACGTGACGCGGAAAACTCGCTTTTCGCCAGTTCCGCGCGCAGCCCGGAGGATCACCTGGCCCTCGTCGTCGGACGAATAGTTGCCGTCGACCGAAAACTCCCCCGGATCCGGCAGCCCCAGCTCGGATTCCTTTTCCTCGCTCGCCAGCGTCGTCGCATCGATTTCCGACGACTGCCCGCCCTGCCACTGGACGGTCTTGCTCGTCGTATTCAGATCGACGAAGACGAGCGTCTTGTCATCGAGGTCCGTCGAAACGGTCTTCGATACCTCGACCTTCGTGCCTTGCGCCTTGATGCGCTTGCTTTTCTCGGCCATAAGCCCCTCAGAATGAAAAAGGCCCGCACTCGGCGGGCCATACAGAAATTGGATCGGTCAGAACTGCACGGATATTTCGAGACTCACGCGGAAATCCCCGGTATCGCTCGAAAAGTCATCGGGCAATTCGCTGACACCACCGACGGCGAACATCCCGCTTGACGACGCCCGGTCGATCACCCGATCGGCGATCGCGTCTGCCTCGGTATAGGTACTCGCGTACACGTCGATCTGGAAAATGCCCGACTTACCGCCGGTCGCTCCAGCAAGCGCAATATCGCGCTCGCCGCTCACTCGCGACACGACGTAGTACGGCGATTGCGCTTTTGATCCGGCGACGCCGACGTACCCTTTCGCGCTGCCTACTGACCCGATCGCGTCACGGATGACAAGTGCGCTCAAAGTCCACCCCCGATCACCATATCGATCGCACGTGCAAGCTCCGTTCGAATCGCGCCCTCGGCCTGGGCAATCGAAGCGTCAAAGGCTGGCCGCATGAACGGCTCCGCCCTCATGCGCTGCGTTCCGAGTTCCACAAAGCGCCAATAAAAAGCATTCGTCGGCGACTCGGCCTTTCCCTTAGTCCGAACTCGCACACCGGCCGTCGCGATGCCCGGCGACTCTTTCTGACGAAGCGAGGTCGATTGGATGTTGCGCTTCAGCTTCCCCGTCTTCTTGGGCGCTCGCGTCCGAGCTTCATCGCGGATCACTTTTGCACCCGCCAACGTCGCGCGCCGGAGCGCCTTCCTCGACTGCGCCTTCGCGAGCTTTGCGAAGTCGGCTTGCAGGTCGGCCAGCCCGAGTATTTGGACACTAGACATACTTCTCCCCCACCTTTACCGACAGGTCGAGATACCCGCGCGTACGCGCGGGCAGCACGGCCGTGATGTCGTACAGCCGACCGCCATACCGCACGCGCATTTGCTCGTCGATTCCTGCTCGATAGCGAATGCGCATGCTGGCGACCGTGGAACCTCGCACCGCCCCCGAGACGACGTGCTCTTTTCCGTTCACGAACAGCACGTCGGCCCACGGACGCGCATGGACGACCCATGCGCCCGGCAACGGTTCGCCGTTCTCGTTTTCTTCGCCGCTCGGCCGCTCGATGACGATTCGCTCTTTCAATTTCCCGGCTTTCATCAAAACCTCGGTGGAACGGTGATCGAATCGAGCAGGAGATCGGCATAGCCGTCCGGCATTTGCGCGACTGTCTGGCCTTCGGAGAACAGCTCTCGATGATCGTAGGCCCATGCCGCCGCGAGAAGCATCCACGAGCGCACCGAAGGATGCTTGTCGATGTCGATACCGGCCCGGTACGTGATCGTTACGACACTCGCATGAGGCCACCGAGCGGTGCCGAGCGGAGCGCAAAGCGTTTCTCGGCCCAGTTGGACTACCTCATATCCACCCGGATCGAGTGTCGATGCAGAACCGGTCGCATCGCGCGCTTCGATGCTATCGACACCGAGCACTTGCCCCACGGACAACGAGAACTCACCAGCTGGGAAGCCGGCAAGCCGTTCGACATACCGCGCTTTCCGGATAGCCGCACCGGACTTTCTCTCGGCTGCCTGGCGCGCACCTGGAATCACAATGTTTTCGACGAACTGGCGTTCATCTTCATCATCGATTCGACACTGAATTGCGACTTCCTCGAAGGTAAGCGGCTCAACATCGTCCAGGTATTCGACGAGAACAGCAGCCATCCCGGATCACCCCTTTGCCGCTGCGGCCTTGCCCGTTTCGGCCTTCTGCGATGCTTTAGCCTCCTTCGGTTCGGGCGCGGACGCGTCCGCGATACCTGCATCGACGAGCCGGGCCGCGTGCTCGTCTTCGAACCCAGCGACATCGCCGGGCGTGTACTGTGCATAATGCCGCTTGAACTTGACCACCTTCATGTTTTTCTCCGACATGCTGCCTGCCCGCCAACGGGCGGGCGGCACGGTTACAGATTCGCTTACGCGCCCCAGGTCACGCCGGCCAGCACGGAAATCGACTCGACGTGACGCGGACCGAAGTCGTTCTTCGCGATCACGCGGATCAGCGTCTGATCGCGCTGGAACGCGCTGATCATGTTGCCGTCGGCGTCCTTGTAGGTCGCCTCCTTGCTGTAGTCGATTTCCAGCGTTTCTTCCTCGCCGATGAACACGTCGCCGAAGTCGGTGAAGTAGATTTCCGACTCGTTCGCACCGTCGCCGAGATTGATCGGCACTTGCGTCGTCTTGCCGACCGGATAGCCCTTTAGCATCCCGTTGGCGAGTTCCGGATAGACCTTGTTGCCGTTGCCATCGCGCAGGCCTTCGAGGAAGCGGAACGTACGCGGCGCCATGATCCAGCCCGGTTGCGTGAGGTTGGCGTCGGCGTTCTCCAGCGCCAGAATGGCCTTGCCGAGATCCGTTTCGATCTTTTGCAGCGTCGAACCGTCGCTGGCCGGCAAGACGTTGCCGGGAAGTGCCCAGAAGCGGAGACCCTTCGGGGTGTTCGCGGTGCCGTCATCGCGAATGAATGCCTTGTCTTCGCGCGCCCCGATCGCGCCCGTGAGGTCGCCGACCACGATCTGATCGACATTCGGATTCACGCCTGCGTACTTGATCAGGTCGTTCGCGATCGGGACCAGCGCTGCCATCTTCTTGGCCGTCATCTTCAGATCGTCGAACTGTTGTTGCGTCGTCGGGATGTCGGTGTCGGCGCCGATGTAGCCGACGATGGCGCCGCCCTTCAGACGCGGGATGGTGATATTTCCGTTCGAAAGCGGCAGCGTACGAGCGCCGAGCTTGCGGACAACGGACTTCGGGCGCAGCAATTCGATGACCTCGCTCGACAGGTTCTCGGGCACCAGCACGCCGCCCGCGCCCGGCGAAAGGGTGTTCAGCGACATGGCGACCTCTTCGCCGAAGCCGCGCTCGATCGCGATTTTCGATGCGAGCTGCGCATCCCCCCGCGCCGCCGCGAGCGCGCGAACCATGCGGGCCATCTTCGCGCCCTTCACTTCCGGCGCCTTCGGCTGTGCCGGCACGCTCGCCGCGGCCGGCGCAGCAACGGCGGCCGGCGCCGGGTCAACCGGCACTGCCGCAGCTGCGGCCATGCGCTCCGCCGCTTCCGCGCGCTCGATCTGCGCAGTCAGATCGTTGAATTTCGAGCTGAGATGATCGAATTCGGCTTGCTGCTCGACCGACAATGCGGTGCCGCCCAACTCGATCGCCGCAAGCGCCTGCACACGCTGGTTGACGGCTGCGCGTTCGCGGCGGAGTTCATTGATGTTCACTTACCCTTCTCCTAAAAAAAATGCCACCCAAAGGTGGCAGTGCTCAACTGAGACGCGAACGCGCTCGGATGTTGATCGTGAAAAATTCGATTTTTTGGCCAGTTACATCATGGATTGCATGTTCATCGCGGCCGCGCGCGCGGAGACACTACGCCGCGCGTTGCCGCTCTGGCGCTCGGTGCGCGATGCGCGCACTTCGGCAGCAATCCGGTTGATCGCTGCCTGCGGCGTCTCGACGCTATCCGCAAGCCCTGCATCGACACCTTGCTGACCGAAGAAGATGCCCGCCTGCGTGTCCTTCACCGCTTGCGTGCTCAGCCCGCGGAAGCTCGCGATTGCATCGACGAACTGCTTGTAGCTGTTTTGCACCATGCTGGTGAGGAACGCCAGCGACTGATCGCTCAGCGGCTCGTGCGGGGTGAGATCGTTCTTGTGATTCCCGGCAAACACCGAGGTCACCTTGATCCCTTGCTGCTCGTCACGCTTCGAAACGTCGAGATGGTTGGCGATGACGCCGATCGAACCCACGCCAGACGTACGGCTGACGATGACCTTCGATGCAGCAGCGGCAATCAGATACCCGCCCGAGAACGCCGAGAAGTTGACGATCGCCGTGACCGGCTTCACCAGCGACGCAGCCCGGATATCGTCGGCCAGTTCGAATGCGCCGGTCGCGCTCCCACCGTTGCTGTCGATATCGAGAACGATGTGCTCGACGGCCGGATCCGCAACTGCCTGATTCACGGCCGTTCGCAGACCTTCGTAGCTGGTCATCGGCTCGCACGGGTTCATGTGTGCGGACCGCGACACCAGGATTCCCGAAACCGGAATGATGTCCATACCGGTATCAGCTACCAGGGCACGACGACGCTCCGATGCCGCGGCCATCCGCGCCCCGCTGTCGAACTCATCGTCCTCCATGATCTTCGGCTGTGCGTTGTTCACGGTCAGGTTGACGATGTTCAGGTTGAGCGCGTGATTCGCCCACTGCACCGCCAGCGACATCATCGGGTCCGTGACGAGCTGCGGCTGATTGAAAATCAGACTTGCGAGTCTGAGGTGCGGTTTCAAGAAAGGATCCTCCCTATTTCGTCGATCTGCGCTTTCGTCGGCTCGGACTTCCCCGGAGGGAGTTGCTGCGGCTTCGACGCGTCGACCATGTTCATAGGACTCAGGTAGACGTCGCCGCCCTTGACCGGCGGCATGTTCTCAAGCCGGCGAATGTCGTTGATCGATAGCCAGCCCCACTGGCGTCCCACCGCATAAGCAGCGTAGCGCGACGACTGATCGCCTCGCAGCAGCCCCGCGAGGTTGTATTCGATGAAATACTGCTTGCGCTCCGACGGCAAGAGCAGATCGCGCGTCTTCGCCTGCTCGTGCCGCTTGACCCATGGCAACAAGGTGTAGATGACGAACTGAAGCGACTGATGCTCGATGTTGCTGAACGTAGCGCGCTCCAGTTCGTTCACCATGTGAGCCGGGATCTTGTAGATTCGCGCGATGTCGAGCGAGGAAAGACGAAGCGCATCAATCAGCGCTGCGTCGACGTTCGTCATCGACAACGGTCTGAACGTCATACCCTCCTGCAACAACGCGACCTTCTTCGCGTTACCCGATCCACCGAATTTCGCGTTCCAACCGTCCGTGATTCGATCCACGCTGGCCTGATCCTTCAGCGGCGTAGCATCCTTCGGCCGCTCGATCACGCCCGACAGGGCCGTGCCGTTCATGAATGACTTCCCGGCGTACTGCTGGATGGCCTGCGCATGCCCGATTGCGTTCGCATGGAGTAGGATCGGCGACAGTCCCGTATAGCCGTTGATCGACATCCAGCGAACGTGATGCACCATCCGCTTCGGCATTGGATCGGATCCGTAGATGCGATAGACAGGCATGAGGTCCGAGCCCTTCATGACCGTCATGGCCTCGTTGTCGAGCGGATACAGCCCTTGGATCACGCCGTCCGGATCGCGATCGATGAAGCTGTAGCTGTTTCCGCGAAGGCCGGCAGCCACCTGCGACTGCTCCTGAAACTCAAAAGGCGTCTGCCACGGGTTCGGCTCGTACTTCAGAATCGAATACAGCGGATGATCGACCGCCGGCTTCCTGTCGTCGCCGGATCGCTCATATAGCTCGATTGGCAACTGCGCGATGCTCTCCGCGAGCAGCGTGACGCAGTTCTGCAAGACGGTCAGCGACAGCGCGCTCGCAGGGGTAACCACTTGGCCGGCGTCGGATCGCGAGCTACCAAGCAGCGCCGATATCCACCCGCCAGCGCCCATCTGCGTCTGGCCACTGTTGGAGAGCAATTGCCTACTGAAAAACATAGGGTTACTCCTTCTGCTGACCGGCGCGCACGGCGCGAGCAGCCGCCAGATCCGCAAGGAACGCCCACACCAGCAGGAGCACGCCGGCAACGATAAGCCCGATCGGCAGGCTGATCAGCACCACACCTGTCACCAGTAGCGCGAACCCGAGCAGGCCGGCCACCCAGGCCGCAATACCAATAGAATTCAAACACCCACCCCTTGATCGTAGATCGACTCGGAATCGACGCGGTCGGCCAGCATTGCCCGGCCGACTGCCATAATCAGCGCCACGGCGCCGTCGATTTTGTTGTCGTTGCCTTGCTTGATCGGACGCACCACATCGTCGTTACCCGGCAAGTTCTTGCCGATGACGTTGCCGATACACCACGTCATGATCGGATTTCCGTCGTGATGGAACCGGCCCGACGTAATGGCCGCCTCCAGTTCCTTCATCGGATCGGACATGTTCGTGTAGTTCTGCACGATCGTGACCGGCGTGAGGCCTTCGTCATCAAGCTGGTGCGACAGGTTCGTTGCACCGTGTGGATCGAGCGGCGTGCATTGAACCGGACACCGCCGGTTTGCGTCCTTTGCTTCTTCCAGAATGTCGCGATAGTCGATCTCCGCGCCATCTGTTTCGAACAGAAAGCCTTGGTTGACCCACGCCTGATACCGCTCCGCCATGCGACGGTTCTCGGTATCGCGTACCGTGTCCTCGGGCACCCAGAACCGCGGCGCAACGCAGAAGTAATGCCGCCGCCCGTCGATATCACGCCAGAAGAGGCGAGCCATGCTGTTCAAGTCGAGCTTGCGCGCCATGTCGAGCGCAAGCACGCAATCTTTTCCCTCGAATTGCTCGAGGGCCAGCGAACGGTCTTCGCATGCTTTCCAGTCTTCCAGGTTGAAATAGCCGGCCTTGGCCGACGTCCAAACGTTCAAGTGCTTCGTCTTGAACGTGTTCGTGAACCGCGCCGACTTGATCGCGCGCTGCTGCTGGCTCTCCAGATACTCCTGATAGACCGAAATTCCGATATTCGGATTGGCTTTCGCCAGCACGCGCGGATCGGTCCAGTCGTCTCCGTCGTCGATCGTCCAGATCCAGCCGAAAAGCTCGTCGTCGGGAACGGTCCCTTCGAGCATTTCGATCACCTGTCGGCGCTTGTCGAAGCACGGCCCCTCGATGTTGGCGCCCGCCGTCGTGATGATGAACATCAGCGGCTGACGGCGCGCCCCCATCCCGGTCAGCATCGTTTCGTACAGTGCGGCGCTGTCGTGTTCGTGATATTCGTCGACGATCGCACACGATGGAGACGCACCGTCGCCCGGGTTGCCGATAATCGGTTCGAACCGACTGCCATCTGCCGGCTTGTTCATATTCGAGGCATTCACCTCGATTCCGGCAGACTCGATCAGCATCGGCGAGCGCTTGACCATCAACTGCGCTGGGCGAAAGACTTCCCATGCCTGCTTTTCAGACGTCGCGCCCGAATAGACCTCCGCGCCGAACTCCTCGTCGAGCACGAACATCCCGATGCCGACGCCTGCGGCAATCACCGATTTGCCGTTCTTTCTGGGAACCTCCCAGTAGCTTTCTCGGAACCGGCGCTTGCCGGTGCGCTTGCTGAGCCATCCAAAGGTCGCCATCAGGCCGAACTTCTGCCAAGGCTCCAGCGTTACCAGCTGTCCCTTGAACGCCCACTCGCCTTTTGTGTGCGGCAGCAGCTCAATGAGCGCGAGCTTTCGCTCTGCGGCCTCCGCATCGAACCTCCATCGGAAGTCCTTCTTTCGGCTCGCCGCAAGGTCGTCAAGGTGGCGCTTGCAAGCAAGTTGCACATAGCGGCAGGCGACCCGCTTGCCACGAACGACTTCCCGCGCGAACTTGAGCCCCTGCTCTACGCGCGGGAAATTCGTCGCCATGTCTTTCAATCATTTGCCGAGTAGCTTCGCGAAAGGGTTGTCCGGTGTCTTCGGCTTGGCGCCGACCAGGCGCTGCCTGCTCGCCGGGTCGAGCCCAAGCATTGCGCCGAAACTCGCCATTTGCGTCGCCGCCTCCTTCACAACGGTCGCGGCCGGGTTCTTCATCGGACTGCCTTGCGAGCTGTCGACGACTGGGCCGTTGCGAGTCAGATCGTCCTGCGCAGTGCGCCAGTTGCCATAGGCCGAACAGAAAATCTCGACAATGTGCAGGTCGGTCACCTGCAAGATTTTTTGCCCGCAAAGCAGCGGGACAACGCGCTCCCACATGTCGCGCGCCTCGCCGGCGATCCACTCCGGCGGCTCGATGTTGGTGACCAAACCGAAATCCGGCTCGTCCTTATTCAGCGCGCGTTTGCCGGGGTTTCCCGCGGCGATTTTCCGCGCCGTCGGCTTGGGTTTTCTGCCCCGCCCCGGCACTGACGCGATACCTCCCACTGGCCAACTCCTGAATTTTTAATTTCGCGGGCGTAAAAATTCGACGAAGCGGGCGGTCCCGGAGGCGACGCTTCCCAGACTTTTTCACCCCCCCCTCCCCGCCCGGCGCATCCGCCGGGCGGGCAATGGCCGAGCGCGACCGCCCCGCGTCAACGCAACCGCTCGCGAGCCGTCTTCGTGGCATGACAGTCACGACAGATCGCTTGCAGGTTCTCGTCGCGGTCGGTTCCGCCTCGCGCCTTCGAAATAACGTGATCGACAGCAGTTGCATGCGTCACACGCCCGGTTTGCAGACAGGGCTGACAAAGCCCTCTGTCGCGACGCAGGATGCGCAACCTGATCGCGTCCCATTCGGTTCCGTAGCCTCGCTTATGGCGGTTGCCACGCACTGCGTCGGGCTTCCACTTCACCGCCTCATGGGCATGTTCCGCGCAATATGACCTGCCGTCCGCGACGAGTGCGCCGCACCCCCGGTGTTTGCAGGGCTTCATCGGGCGACGTGCCATTTCCAATTTCCGCTAACTTTGTTTGCAAACTCGTTAGCAATTTGCTAACATACGTTCATGCACTCAATCGAATTCACCAAACAAGCCGCCCAAGCCCTCAAGGCAATGCCGCGCAACATTTCGGCGACGATTCGGGCAAAGATCGATGCACTGGCAGCTGATCCGTACGCACCGAATCCGAACGCGAAGAAGTTGGCAGGCCAGCCCGGCTACCGGCTCCGAGTTGGCGATTGGCGTGTGCTGTACGAAATCGAAGATGGCCGCGTCGTGATCGTTGTGCTGGCCGTCAAACCCCGTGGAGGTGCCTACAAATGACCGAAGTTCAATTTATCGAGCAGGACGGCCACCGGGCCTTTGCGGTGGTCCCCATCGAACTGTGGGACCGCGTGAAGGACCTACTCGAAGACCTCGAAGACGAAGCGCTGTATGCGCACGCGAAGGCAAGCGACGACGGCCACCGCATCCCGGCCGCCGTGCTTGACGCGGAACTGGCTGGCGATCATCCCGTTCGTGCCTGGCGCAATCATCTGCGTATAACGCAAGATGCACTCGCCGCAGCAGCTGGCATCAGCAAACCGTATCTCAGCCAGATCGAAACGCGTCAGCGCGTCGGCACTACCGACGTGCTGTCTAAGATCGCCAGCGCGCTCTCCGTGCCGGTTGACGACCTAATCGAGCCGCCGCCTGCGCAGCCGTAACGCGGTGTCGCTCGTCTCGTCGGTCTGCGTAATGCAGCCGCATGAGCGCGATGACCGCTACGACCGCGCGCACCCAACGCGGACGACGACGAAACATCAAGACCGCCATATCAGCTCCGGGCGCGTAAACGGAAAAAGCCCGCACGGCTAACCCGGCGGGCTTCGTTTTGGGCGCACCTCGCGCCCGACGTCGTCAATATAGCGAAACGAGAAAGGGTTTACAACAACTTTTTCTCGCTAAGTGATCTCGCTACCGATCCTGCGGAGGATCGATCATATCCGGTTAGGGCTGAACAGATTGGCGAAGTCACTGTGCCAGAATGTGCTCTCAGATTTATGGAAGCTATAGATCGATCCACCAGTATCTAGCGCTCCATCGCTCCGAGGCGTAAGGGTACCGCGGCTGACGAATCCTACACCTATCACATGATCCCGCGATTCCCCTGAGAGGAATTGACTCACGCCGACACGTAGCGCCGTAGGCTTCTGTGGGTTCTCAAAGTCATCTTCAGCGACGCTTCGGAGACGATCAGCCTCCATTCCATCAAATCCAAGGACGAGAAGACCCGGCCTCGTCTTGCTCAGTTGCCTCTTCGCGGCATCAGCCGCCGTATCGAAAGCGGCCCTAAGAACGCTATCGTGTTGAGCACTCTGCGGAACAAATACAATGGCGCCGATGTTCCGTCGCCCCATGATCATCGCGTTTCTGTTTCGCGTACCAGTCACTCTCTCTATCACGGCACGTACGGCGGGAGAGTTCGAAGCCATTGGCATGTCTTTCAACAGGGCGATGTCAAAATCCATGACACGGATGCTCGAGCCATCCGCAAACTCTGCGCTTTCGTTCGAAAGCACGTGGGCGTGAATCCGATTGGCAAGCTCTTCCATTTCTCGATGCGACTTCGGCAGGCGATCAGGTACCGTAAGAACAACTGCCACGCCCGCTTTGATGGTCTTGACGAGCGGCTCAAGCCTATGTTTAATCAGCTGCTGAAACGAGAGTAGCTCCTCCTGATGGAACTTGCGTCCTTTGTCATCAGATACCGACTTGCACTCCACCTCCAATCCATCCGTACCGACATCTTCGATGAACAGATCGTAGGTTAAACCTGCAATTGGAGAGTCCGCAGTCTGAAACTCGGGCCACAAAACGCGGTTTCCACGACGCACAAAATGTGTAGCCATGGAGAGTTCCAGTAGCAAACCTCTCATGTCGTCGGAGTTTTTGAGTGCGCCCCGGATCCTCCCGGCAAATTCCTTGCGGTGCTTCGGTTGCAGCCCTTCCAGAATGGACAGCGCTTGCCTAGCGAAACCACACGCGTGATGAAGCTGCGTGAGCTCTGCGACAGGCAACTGGCCGTACTTGACGATCAATTCGCTGCATTTGGCAAGCTGAAATGCAATAACGTACTCGCGCTCATAGTGCTCGCGGAGGAATGCGTTGCTACGTGAATGCTGCTTTTTACTGTGAACTACCTTGTTCCAACTGGCTTCCCCGACGATATCGGAAAAGCCCCGGAAGATTCGGGGCATGTCATCCACTCGCACTTGAAACTCAAGCATTTCACAGACCTCACCTCGGCATGCACGTGCCCATCAGTCTAGCTGATCCCAACGGCTTTCCATAAGGGACACCCATCCTACCGAGCGGCCGGGCAACTATGTTGTGCGGCAATTGCATCACCGGGAACAGCCGTTGACCAAAGGCGGCTGCAACGATCTTTGGCCTTTACTGCCTGTCACGCAGATAATGCTCGTCCGCATGTCGGCATCATCAATGCACTCGATATCCGCCCTTTGCAGTTACGCGTGCGTCGCCTGCCGCAGCAACCCTCGCTGCCGCAAGCGCGGATACAACGCTTCCTTCACGGCCTGATAGCTTGCATGCGCGTCCGACAAATTAAGTCCGCGCGGATTGCTCCAGACGTTTGCGCCGCATGCCTCGTTCATCGCGCCGATTCGCTTCGCCTTCATGTGTCGCTGGATAGCTGCGCGCTCCTGCCACGTCAGCGCGTCAACGCACACGTCGACCTGTTCCGCCCGCCTCTTCGCCGCCTTCCGGTCCGCCTCTTCCGATCGCTCGTCGGCGGTCAGCGTGCGCTCGGACTCGGAGAATCCACGGCATGACGGATCGATGCGCCCATAGCCAAGGCTTGGGACATATCCTGCTTGCCAGTCATACCATTCGCACAGCAGTTCTTCGATCTGGTTGCTTTCGTCGATCGTCATGTTGTTCCTGTTTTCGATTTGCTTGAAAGGCGAGTCGGTCGTTCGTCGTTACATGACGACAGTGAAATTGATGCCGTGGTGTGTAAGCCAATCCCCTATGGCGTGGCGCAGCGTCCGATTTCGCGGCCACGGAAAGGCGATCTGCACGCCGTGCTCCGTCTCGGTGATCTCCCCCGAGAAAGGGCATTCGTCGAACGCAATGAGATCCGCGTCGGTCACCGAGTCGCGATGACGGATCGCCGATATGAGCAAAGGCTCAGGCACGTCTCCGTACAGGACGCATGCGGCTGCACTCATACGCGGATGCCGCCCAGTTCCTGCAAGAGCTGCTGCAGCTGCCGCGCCTTCATCACGGCCGCCTGCGTCTCTGCCCCTTGCTCCGCGATGACGAGTGCCGCCGTCTCGATGTCCGACGCGAGCGTTTCTGCATCGTCCCGCAGTCGGCGCAAGCGCCCGGCAATCCCGTCCAGTACGTCAATCGGCGATGCCGGTGCGGCCGGTTTCGATTCGGTTTTCAGGTTCGGCACTTCAATCTCTCCTGTCACTTCGGTTTTCACTGCGTCCTCGCGGACCTCGACTCGCTGGAAGAAACCGCGCTGCGGCTCTCGAATCAGCCCGGAATCCTTCAGGGCGCTCAAGCATCCCTGCATCACCCGGTGGTCGATGTGGCTCTTGGTGATCTTCGTCAGGTGCGACATCATCTGGTGGATCGACCACGCATCGCGGATCGGCACCGCCTCGAACACCTTTTTCGCGATCGTCGCCTGACCTTCCAAACGCTTTCTCTGTGCCGTCGGCGTCATTGCGTATCCCTCACGTCCAGTACCAGGGCGTCGCTCGCGAGAAACTGCCCGAGCGCCCGCGACTTCTTGTTGTCGATCCAATACGCCTTCGTTCGCAATACGCCCGGCCGCACCCATCGGGGATCGTTCGGTGCGATGTGTGTCCGGTGCCGCTCCGGGATGAACGCATCGACCTCGACGACCGCGAGCAACTGGCGCTTCACGGTCGGAATCCGCGCGATTCGATACACCATCGTTACCAGCGGCCGGTGCATCTCGGAACTGATCGCCGGCCCCATGCCGTGCTTTCGCTTGAAGCTGTGCCGGCCCGCGGGCAGCTGCACGGTAAGAATCACTGGCAATTTCCCTCTCCCATCTTTCGGGCACGCACCGGCGCCCATTCCTCATATGCCCGATCCCACACGTCGAACTTGACCTGCTTCGGCGTGCCGACGCGGTTCTGATCGATCCACGCGTGACAAGGGCCGCAACCGGGAACCGTAAATTCGCTTTTCGCCTTCATCGCCCCGGCCTTCCCGTGGCCCGACTGGTTCGAATGACACGGCACCACGGTTTCATCGATCGGGTTCCGCCGACACAGGCCCGGCACGCGCAGGTAGCATGGCTCGCCGCGGCATGCCGCGAGATACTTCGAGCCTTCGGCGACGGTCGGCTTCTTCGGACGTCTCCGCATCGCGGTCTTTTGCGGGGCCTGCTCGGGTAGCGGTGAGCTTTTCCGGGACCACGATCCACGCGACATCGGTTTCTTGCGCGGCTTGAATGCGGATCGCTTCATGCCGCCGCTACTCCGAACATCGCGACCGCCGCAATGTCGCGCCTAGCTACCTGCGTTCGCCGCTGCGCGTTCGCGCGACGACGCGCCATCACACGCACGTACTCGTCGGGCCGGTTCTTCTTCAGGTCCGCCATGCGCTCCCGCCACTTCTGCCCCGGCGTGCGGACCGCCGGCCGGCGCGCATCCTCGCGCTTGCCAACTGCGTAGACCCGGCACGGGTAGCCGCTGACGCTGAATCGCTCCCATCGCGCGATGTAGACCTTCCCCTCGGCGTGCAGCAGCTTGAGGTGCTTCATCACCGTGCGCCGCGAGATTCCGGTTTTCGCCGACAGCTCGACTGACTCCATCGGCCCCTGAGCCAGCACGCGCAAGATTGCTGCTGCATTCGGGTGCCCCGCACACGCATTGCGGTTGGGCCGCTCGCCCAGACCGATTTGCAGACCATGCGCCAGGACCGCTTCCACACTTCTGCCGTTGAACAGGTCCAGGTACAGCTTCATCGGGCCGTCTGCCGTCCAGACGCGGGCCAGATCCGCTTCTTCGTGCTCACTCCATTTCCGCCACGGGCGTTTGCTCACGCTGCCTCCTTGAATATGTCGCCCGCGTCGATTCGGCGGTGAACCTCTCCGAGCGCTTTCAGAATCGCTGCCTTCGAAACCGTCGCCATCTGCGCATCGTGCGCTTCGAGCGCGATTCGTACGTCGATCAGCGCGTCTCCGTCGAAACCCCACTTCCCGGTACGCCGTGCCCGATGCCTCGACCGAACTGCGCCGGCCAGTGCACTCTTGATGATCCCGATGCCATCGAAGCCCGGCCCCGTCTCTGCGATGACCAGCGCCAGATTCAGCGCGCACGTAACCGTCGACCAGTGTTCTTCCGTGCCGCGACCGTTCGTCATTTCGTTCAGCGCCATGTAGTAGGCGATCCCGAGATCCGTCTTCTGACCACGATCCATCGGTGTGCGCCGCTCCAGCACATCGAGGCCGGCCGTGCGGCGCACTACTCGCGGTCGATATGCCTTGCGCGGTTTCTTGTTGGCCGCCATCAGAATTCCTCCGTTTTCCAGCCGCCACCGGTCTTTGACGGCCCCGCTTTCACTGCCACGAACCGGACCGGGTATTGATCCGCGGCGACCTTGACCTTCACTCGCGCGTCGTCCTGCCAGTGCCCCTTGACTTCGTGAGCTTCGAGCTGGCCGTTCGCGAGCATCACGGCGAAGTCGGGCGTGTAGAACGTGTTGTCCGCCAGGCGGAACTTGATGCCCTCGAAGCGATACCAAACGATTTCGCCCGCTTGCTTGCGCGCTTCCAGGTGATCCGCGTACCGCTGCTCGGTCTTGTTCATCTCGCCGACCTTTAGCCGCCCAAGCGCTTGCATGCGCGTCTTGGCGTCGGATTGGCGGTACGTCGGTGTCAGCACGGGCGGTGCATCGATCCCGTCGCCGATGTCGTCGAAGCCGGCATCAACCTGCGGTCGGTTACCCGTGGCATCGAAAACCGCCTTCTGCGCCGCCGTCATCCTCGGCCGCGAGTCATCACGCACGCGCGCCGTGCCGACCTTCGTCGTACCCGCGTCAACGCGCATCGGCCATGTGGTTCGTTTCGTCATGCCTTCCTGTCGCTATCCACGTAATTCCTCAACTCACGGCGTGCCGTCTCGGCCGCCGCATCCCCAAATCGCTCGCGCACCGACGAGATGAGCGCATGTGCCTTGCTGTTCCTGCCGGCCCGAGCGTCCCGCACCGCAGCCATGAATCGCTCGCGGCACTCGCTGGCCGTCATGCCGCCGCCTGTTGCAGGCCCTGGTCGCGCGGAATGTCGTTGAAGTACGCGTACAAAGACTCGTAGCGTTCTTCGCTTTCACGGCTGACCGTGCGCAGCATGTCTTCCATCCATTCGCCCGGGCCTGCCGCCTTGAACACGCGCGCCTTGAACTGCTCGAACACCTGATTCGGCTTTTCGTCGATACCGAGCTGCTTACCTCGCTCGCGGATGCCCGGCGCCGTCTTCCACCAATCCGGCGCGACCGTAGTGCCGGTGCCCGACGATGTCGCGGCCACGTCGCCTTTCAGCGGGAACAGGCCCGTCCAGCCACGCAGTACCGCCTCTTCGATGCACGCCTTCGGGTCTTGCCCCAGCGAACGCAGCTTCGTCAGCTTCCGGATCGATACGGTTGCGGCCGGGCGCGTCCAGGGCGCGTCTTTGTGCTTTGCCTCCCGGTGTTCGCACCACATGTCCCAATCCTCGAACGCCAGCCAGTCGGGCAGTTCGGTCGAACGCAGCTCGGCATGCAACGCAACTCGCGGCGCACGCCGTGCGCCTTGGTGGTTCTCTGATGGTTCTTCTGGTGCTTCCTGATGATTCGGGTGCAATCCGTTGCACCCTTTTTTGTCGCCCGTTGCACCCTTTACGTCGTCCGTTGCACCCTTTTTGCTGCTCGTTGCACCCTTTCCATTGGGTGCATTTTTTGCACCCTTTGGGCCAGCGGAAATGGGTGCAAGGTCTGCACCCTTTATCCATTCGGGATTGATGCGGTATTCACACGAACGACCACGGCCGCCGCCTGCGTTTGCGACCAGGATCAACCAGCCGCGCTCGACCATGCTCTTGATCTGGTACTGGACGGCGCGCGCCGAGCGACGCGTCTTCTCGGCCATCGTTTCGATGCTCGGGAAAATGTGCTCCCCGTTGTCGTCGCAGTAGTCGGCCAGCTTCAGGGCGAGCAACAGTTCATGGTCCTCGCCCGGATACCGGTCCCACACCATCGTTTGAACCTTGATGCTCATGCAGCCTCGTCGAGCGACATTTGACGGGAGTCCGCAGCCTCGGCCGTCGGCGCGTCGCCATCGAGATTGAGAACCCACCGGAGCGCGTCAGCACGCTCGCCTGTCGCCTTCTCCAGCTCGGCCGCGATTTGCTTGCGAGTGCGCATGCGCGGAGCTGCGTCGCCAGTCAGCGCGGCTTTCTGTGCCCGGGCCTTCTCGTGACCTTCCTTGCCTTCCGCCGCGGCGATGACTGCCTGGACCTTCTCGCGCTGTTTCTCCGGCGATAGCTTCGCCAGCTTTAGCGCGTGTGACACCGTGATCTGGTCGAGTTCGAGCGCATCACGCACGGCCGCCGTGCAGTCGAGCAGCTTCAGTGACTGCTGTACCGTCGGCACTTCGACGCCGAACATGACGGCGACCGTTTCCTCCGTGTGGCCGGCGTCGAGCATGCGGGCCATCTTTTCAGCACGGTTGATCGGCGAGTCTTCCTTGCGGATCTCGTTCGTGCTAACCATCACGGCCGAGTACGTCTTGCCGCCGTCGTTGATTGTTCGCTGGGGAATTGCGGGGATCGTGATCGGTTCTTCACCTGCGGCGACCAGTTGTCGATTCAGCTCGCGCGCATTGATCACGCGCGTCCGGCCGTCGATGATGAGGTTCTTGCCCGTCTCGGGATCCTTGTAGAACAGCACCGGTTTACGCACGCCGATCGCGCGATAGTTCTGCACTGTCTTGGGATTCGGCTCTTGATGCACGCGCCGGTCGTACAACGGGTGCGACGGGTCCATGACCAATTCGAGATCGTTCGGGTCCATCGCCAGCGCAGTTACCTTGCTCTGCGCGCCGTATGCTTCAACGGAGCTTTTTGCCACGTTTTCCTCCTGGAGAAAATTCAGGCCGCCAGCACGTCGGGCGGCGGATTGCGATCCGCGAAATCCGAATCGCCAGGTGATCTGGTCGAACCGTCTGCTCGGTGCCAGCAGTACAGCGAGCCGCGCCGATGCCAGAACCAGTAACCGGCGCATGTGCACGCCATCAGGCGGGTATTGCGCTTCTGCATCCACGCGTCGATTCGAAAATCGCGCCGGCCGCAGACGCTGCATTGCGGTTGCCGTACGTACTCGTCGGGACGCTTCTTCAGCACCCGGCGCGTTTCGCAGTGCCGGCAGCGGCAATGGAAGCGGGCCATTTCAGTGACCGCACGGCACCGAGCCGTCGAGGGATTCGACCGCACCGCACGACAGACACCTGCGCGGGTACGTCGGATGTTGGTTGGTATCGCGCACGATGCGCTGGACTTCGCTGGACAGGGCCTGTTTCCGCTGCTGCATTTCGGCCGATTGGTTGATCTGCTTGGCTTCCATAAATTTCGAATTTTTAGGATTACTAAACCCAGACAGAAGCGCTCTCCGTCGAAAACGCTTTTGCCGAGGCCCGTCGCTTACATCACCAGCGGCCGCCGCACTCCCCGAAACCCTCCCGTGCGCAGTGGCAGTTCACGCCCACCTTGCTCATCGTCGACAACCCGTCCAGGTACTCGCGCGAGACGACGCGCAGTTCGAGAGCATTCAGCCCCGCGTCGATTTTGTTGATCGGAACGCCGAGGTTCCCCGACAGAAACCGGCTCACCTGTGAATCGTCCCAGCCGAGCGCGTCCGCAACCGGCCCGCGGCTGCGCGGATCGCTCAGCGCCTCCCGAAATGCCCGCTCGATGCTCGGCTTCCGGATGACCTCAATCGTGCTCATAGCAACTCAACTCCGTTCAAAACTGATTGAATGACCTTGAAGGTCGAAATTTCTAAACTGCGTACATCACAACTGGATGCGAACCACCTCTATGCGAGAATCGAAGCCTCTGACCTCTTCAACAACCACACAACGGGGTTCGCATGACCACATCAAACGAACAACTACTTCACGAACTGGACAGCTTCCGATTCGGCGTGCTGGCCGCGCTGACTGCGCTGAAGGCATCGATTCAAGACTCCCCAGGCTTCAACCAAACGGCGCTGGAGGACTGCGTTTCCTATTTCTTGGCATCCCCGCCATCGTCGGGCGACCAGGAAGCGTTCGAAAGCCCCCTCAGAGCCCTGCTTGCCGATCGGAACGATCTCCTGAAGGCTGTACTGCGGCGCCAGTAACTGCGATCGAACCGTTTTTCGAAATTCGCCACACGACCCGTCCGCTCACCAGATCGATCCCGCGCAGTTCATCTGCATGCGACACGAGCGATCCGCCTGAGCGGTGGGCCGGGATATTCCACCGTGCCCGAAGCCAGAGGACCAAACGTGCGTACAGGCGCTTCATGCGGTCTCCTTTTGTTGGGCGAGCATCGCGTCACGCAGCAAGACATAGGTCCGCAAGCTCACCGACGTTACTTCGCCTCGAGCGATCCGTTGAACGGTCTTTGAGCTGAGCCCGGTATCTGCAGCGATGCGGGCCCACTTCCCGCGCTTCTCGCAAAGCCACGACCGGATGAAGGTGAGTTCGTTCATGGCCCAATAATAGACTTATTTGTCCCAACAAACAAGACACATAAGTCCCGAACAACTCACTACTCTCTGGGACATGAGTGACCTACGCGAAAATTTGAGAATCGCCGTCGATGAACTTATCGGGGACGGAAGGAAATTCGCCAGCGGGCGCGAACTCGCGCAGCGGGCGCACACCCTCGGCTTGGTTGAGAGCGCGGAGAGTTTTGCCCGGACAGTGAATCGCGTTCGCTCTGGCGACAAAGACGTCCAGCTTTCCACGGTTGACATCATCGCCAAAACTGTCGGGAAAAGCGCTGTCGCCCTTATCGGGCACGGCACGGCAGACGCAGCGTTGAGCCAGCAGCTCCCCATACCCCGATCATGGGAAAACTTGAGCCCTGACGCGCTAGCCCTAGTCGACGTGATTGTGAATGCGGATGCGGCTGGGCTGTCGTCCGAGGTGTTCAGGTCAATCAAGTCCCTGCTTGCAACGATCGCGTTCTCGGACCCAGCTAGGGGTGACGGGGATCGCCCCCACCTGCAACCGTAGCCCGGCTAATGCCGTCCAGCTCGACGGCTCGAATCGGCTCAAGCCCCGAATCGTAAGCAAGCGCGCTATTGCCGGCGACCAGCCTTTTTCTATTTTTTGTGAGCGTCACCCCAGGCTCACCTAACAGGGTGACGACCCATTCTGTCTGCGAATGGGCCGCTTTGATCAACACAATCCTGCCGACCAGCGCCGGATTCCATGCTTTCACCACCCGCGCCAAATCCCCCGGCCTGCACCGCAACCCACCGACACTCGTCTCTCGATTCACCCTCGCCCCCGCTTACCTACCTAGAACACTGTATGCATGTACAGTAGTTTAGCCCCAGAATTGGGGAGCTTTCAACTGGGCCGGCAACAGCCTTACAAATGACGCCGCGTCACTCGCGCAAAATTGGGCCCCGAGCATATAATCGGTGAACCGCACGGCACGCGAGGCTGTGTATGGAATGCTGAACCACAATAGCCGGCGCGAGCAAAGATTCGCGACGACAACGACGAGACCAAAGACGTGACAAAAAAAATGGCATTTCTGCTACTCGGGGCGCTCGCGTTCGCCGGGTGCGCGACAAAGAACTACGGCCGCATGGGGAGCCTCACCGACTACGAGCGGAATACGATGTCCTGCCGCGAGATCGATCTAGAGATCGCTCGCGTGGACGGCTTTGTGTCGCACGTCGACAAGGAAAGCGAATTCGACGGGCGTTCAGTCCTATCCTTCCTCGGCGACTTCGGAATCGGAAATCTGATGGAGAAGGATTCCGCCATGCAGAGCGCGAACGATCGGCGTCGAGCCCTCGACAGCCTCCGCGCATCAAAGCAATGTGGATACTCGACAACGGCAGCCCAAGCTGGCGTCCCGGCGCCGACGGCCCCATCAACCTCCTCCACGTCCCCCCGGCCATGAAACAGAGGGGTCAGGCTCGCCAACGGTTTGCAACTAAACTTCAGTTGCAATTTTTCCACTTGATCGCATATAGTTCGTGTCGAAGCTAGAGAAGCTGCGTAAGCGTATCGTTCAGATCCCGGCAGACTTTGCATGGGATGAGATGGTGACGCTGCTAGGAAGCCTTGGATTTGCAGAGAAATCCAAGAAAGGCGGGTCGTACCGAACATTCTTCGACAGTGCTGGACGGAAGATCTTTGTTCACAAGCCGCACCCGGGTTCGATCGTCAAGGCATACGCGCTGCGGGACGTCGTAGAGAAACTACGCGAATTCGGGCTACTAGCTGACGGGGATGAATGATGAAAGAGAAGGACAGGATTTTTGAGCACAAGGGTTACGTTGGGTCAATAGATTTTAGCTTGGAGGATAGAACCCTCCACGGCAAAATTCTCTTTATCAACGACCTCGTGAATTACGAAGGGGCTACTCTCGATGAGCTTGAAAACGCGTTCATCGACGCTGTAGAGTTTTATCTTGAAACATGTGCGGAAGAAGGTATTGAGCCTGATAAACCGTGCAGCGGCACATTTAATGTCAGAATCCCCTCCGCACTTCATCGTAGCGCTCAGGTAGAAGCCGCTCGGAGGGCTCTTAGTTTGAACGATTTCGTTCGCAAGTCAATTGAGAACGAATTGTGTGGTGCCAGAAGTGTCACAATTCACACGCACGAGCACAAACATACACACACCCACTCCGGTTTAGAATATTTCGTAGCCGAGGAATCTTCCTCGTACAAAGAAATTACAAAATGGAAGCACGAAACGGAAAGAGAAACATGCCACTGAAATCGGAAGATTTTCAGTTACTCGACTACAGGGTGGTCAAAATAAATGCCGAGAGATTTGTCGATCCTTTAAAAGACGATGTTGGGGACGGCACGACGCGAAGTAAGCTTGAGGCACAAGTGCAAATGCCAGAGAGCGGGCCGCCGTATCTTGCAAGTGCGGAGTTCACCCTTCGCTTAGAAGGGTTCAGCCCTGACGATGAAGGGAATGAAATTCCTCATTTCACCGCAAATATTTGCGCAGAGTTTATTTACAAAACCGAACGAGAAGGTGTTGTTGACGACAACGATCTTCCCAGTGTAGTTCAATCATTTGCACTTCAAGCCTGCCCTTTGCTGGTTTTAAAGGTGCGCAATATTGCACATGAAATGGGATTTGACGGCGTCGACCCAGACTTGGGGCTGCGCCTGGACAGTCAACCTCAGCGCCAAACCCCTCCTGTGCGTCACAAAAAAGTGTCCGAAAAATCTACACCGAGAAAACGCGGAGCCCCTCGACGCACTGAATAGTCGCTCCGTGTGAGGCTCTTCACCTCCTAACGGGCGTCATCGCAAAAATTGAAGCACCGCAAACGATCCCGAGACAGAATGCCGATAAGAAACACCACGAACCGGTGCGATGACGACCCCTTCAAGTTTTGCAGAGAACTCAATTCGAAGAACTGCTACGGCGGAGACATCAGATTCCACCTGTTCTCGGCGCTTTCTGCAAAGAATAGTGCCGGCGTGACATACGTTGGCGTCGTCGGAATCGATGTCCCCGAGTTGACCACAGCCGCATGTGAGCGCGACAGTTTGGCGCTACCGAACTAATCCCACCGATACCCCAGCCACAAGGCCCGTGAAACGCGGGGCTTTATTCGCTGAAACAAGATGTGTCGGCAAAAGGATCAGGCGGTCAAGAGCCAGATCCAGTCGGAAACGGCCACGAGGCCACGGGATTTGACGCTGTTTTCACGCTCGATGCTGGTGCGGCCGACGCCGTCGAAGCACTCTTCTTGGCAACCGCATGTCCCTTGACTTGTTTGGCTGCAACCGCTCCCGGTGCCTTCTTGGCACGCTGCTCGGGAACATCCAATACAACCGACTGAGCGATCAGGTGCACAACATCCTCATTTGCCCCTTGGACAAACTCGGCGATCTGCACCCAAGGAACCTTGCCCTGATTCATCAGCGACTGACCGCTGTAGTCAAGAATGCTCAGCCGGAAAGCGTGCGCTTCGCTCTGAACAAGAGCTAAAGCCTTTTCCGATGAAGCCAAACGGCGAAGAGCGATAATTCGAATCGATTCCCCCATCAACCAAGGGCCAAGCCATTCCCGTTTACCCTCGGCGATACGATTTTTTGCGTAGGCGATCAGTTCCGTGATGCGGACTACTGTCGGCGCCAACATTCCATCGTTCTCAAATTCGAGAGCAAAATGAACGGACTTCACCTGAGCCGCGAGCAATTCCAGCTGATCGCGTTCAAGCTTATTGACAATGTTCCCGACGATGCTCTGAACTGCTCCATCTAGTTTTTTTTGCAACGTCGTCGACTGCACTAGCGAGCTTTGCATTCGCTTCGCTCGACGCGGCGGCCGCCGCAACGGTCACCTCGTGACTGCGTGCGTCGCCCTCGCGCAGGTAGGAGAGGAAATCTCCCGCGAGCGTCAACCCCTTATCCAGCAACCCCGCATACCAGACCATACATTCCCCGTTGATGTAATAGCGGCAGGCCGACGGTGTTGACCCGCACGCTCTATCAGTTATCGGCAGTTCGCCTCCGAATTTTATAGGAGCGCCGCCGAATGTAGGGCCCTTAATCGCGTCTCATGAGAACAACATGACCTCGTGCCGCGAGATAGCCCAGAAATTCCCGAACAGATAGCTTTTCGTGTCCCGGCACTCGAACTACTCCTTCAGGATCCTTGCCTGCCACGCCAGCAGCTCGATCTCCTCGTCTTCAAAACAGTCCTGGGCCTCCGAGAGCCAGTCAGCAAACACCGCGCACGCAGCATCAGCCCCTGACGGAGCCCTGTCCTCTACATTCAACCGCTCAAAGAGCACGACCCTGCCTTTGACGTGTTATCGCCCGGTATAATTTCAATTATTACAATTTCAAACACCTGTGCTCAAATCCGGGGGACGCATATGAAAGGTAAGCAAATCCGTGTTGCCGCAACCAGTTTCTTAGTTGTGGCAATTGTCACTGCGGCGCTTGGTGTCTACACGATGCACGTTAGGGAAGTCCAAAGAGAGCAGATATCCCGCGATGCGGAATATGTATCTCGCACCGTTGAGAGGGTGCTGAAGATGGATAGAACGCGCAACGAAGAAGACATCAACAATTCCGAGGGAAAGTACTCGCCGCGGACTCCGCCTCGAGGACTAGCGGCACTCGTTGAAAGCGATCAGTTGAACGATCTGTTCCTTGCATACGCCGCGGACGGCCTGCGAACCATCCAACTCATTAACAAAAAGAATGATATTGAGTTGAGATTGCGCGCGGCAGCCACATCGAACATTTCCGATCCGAAGGCCGAAAGCCGCTGGAATCGACACGCCGAGCTGCACAGCGTCAACGATGAACTCAGGCCGGTCACCCGTGATCTGGTTCAGGCACTCCTCAACGTACAGAAATTCGGGGAACAGATTCACGCTCAGATTGGTGACATCAGGGTTCCAACATCCGAGATACGAATGGGACTCCGTCGGTATGCCTCCCTTCCATCATCGAGCGGACAGTAGCGACCTCCACGGGCACGTGCCGTGCCCCCTACGATCAAGCAATCTCGACGCATTACTGTTCACGCGTCATCCACGAAGCCCGCGCTCTGCGGGCTTATTTGCGCAACGTGCAGCACATTCCCGGGCCTGACAGCAAGCAAGACTCATAAGTCTCACAAACAGGACACAAAAGTCTTGACATCGGGTCTTATATGTCCCAAGATTTATCCCAACGCAACATTGAACGCTGCGCCACCGCCCTGAGCGGATCGCTCTCTAACAATCGAAGGTAAGCCGAGCTTGCGTAAGCAGGCGACAGGCCGGCGCGATCTGCGTCGTGAGTCAGGACGGACCTAGCGGAAAGCCGCAGTGCGCCGAGCGAGCCTGATGCAAGACAGCCAGCAACACGTGCCCGATGGCGTCGTAATCGGCACAAACCTCGCGCGACCCGGAGCCGGCACGGCCGGGAGTAGTCGGGCGCGCGAGTAATGCAACAACATTCAGTGAGGGCGCCTCAAGCCGGCGCGGCGGCTCTAAATAGCCCGTAAATGCATACGGTCTCCGTTGGTGGAACGGAGGCGCCCTCCCTGAGTGCTGTTCTGCGACTGCCCTGATCGAATCGCATTGACCATCAGTGCCATTCCGTGAGCGCAGTCAGGCCGCCAGAAATCTAGCCGACCTCAATTCATTTCGGATACCAAATTATGACAACGCTACTTATCGGCGTTGGTCTCGGCGCTTTCGCCGCCGCTCTACTGCTCGTCGCTGCGTTTGATCTCGGTCAGCGCGCAGGCAGAAATCGCAAACATTGACCAACGCAACACGAAGGGGAAAGACGATGGCAACGAAGCAAACGAAACCGGATTGGCTGAAGGCGAAGGTGCGCACGGCACACATGGTGATGGACATCGATGGAACGCTGGACGGTGCGCTTCCTGACGTTTTCATGATGATCGGCTCAAAAGAGCGTCGCGAAATGGTCATCGCGAAGATCAACGGGATTCACGCCGGCATGTGCGAGCGCGAAGCCGAACGTGCAGGCTCAGGAGACGAGTAACCCCGCCCGCTACAGGAGAACGACATGCTCATCGCCAAACCCACCTTCGAAGAAATCGGAACGCTGCTTCGCATTGCGGGGGCGTTGATGGAGGAAACCGGACTGATGCCGGCGGTCCTGCTCGGCAAGGACCGCGACCACGCGAGCGACGAATTAATGATCGGCGCCATGCGTGACGAAGGCATCGACGCGTCCCGTGCGACCGAACTGCTCAGCCTGAGCCTCGAAGAAATCGCGCAGATCGAGTCCTGACCAACCGCGCCCGCCCTGCGGGCAATTACCAAGGAATTCTCCATGACCACCGCCACCAAGGAACAGATTTACGACGAGCAGATTTCGCCGCTCATGGCGCAAATCATCGCAATCTGCAAGGAACACAAGATCCCGGTCGTCGCGTCGTTCTTCACGCCAGGCGAAGACGATCCCGAGCTCGCGGTCACGACCGCACTGCTCGGCAATGGCTACGAGGCGCCGGTGAATTTTACCAACGCGCTGCGCGCACTTCGCCCCGAGCTGTTCGCCGGAACACCGCTGATGCTGCGCACCGATCACAACAACGGCAGCACGACGATGACCGCGATCCTCTAAACGTCAACTCTCCACTGGTATCGAATATGGCAACCACGTCCAATACTGCAGTCGCCTCGCTCGTGCTTGGTGCGGCAATTCTTGTCGTCAGCAGCATCGGCGGATGCATGGCCGGCTTTCCGAAGTACAAGGTCTATCAGCAGCGCATGGAGGGCGAAGCCGAGCGAGCGAAGGCCGAATACAGCAAGCAGGTGCAAGTCCTCGACGCCGAAGCAAAGAAGCAAAGCGCCCAAGCATTCGCGGACGCCGAGGTGATCCGCGCACAAGGCGTCGCGAAAGCCAACGCGATCATCGGCGAATCGCTACACAACAACGAAGCGTATCTGCGCTACCTGTGGATCAACAAGCTGTCCGACGCCGAAGGCAAGGGGCAGGTGATCTACGTTCCCACCGAGGCCGGGCTGCCGATTCTCGAAGCCGGGCGCGCTACTCATTGACCCGAGGCAGCCTAACAATTCGAGGGACCAAATGAACGAGATCAAAGGCGGCGGCCCGGCATTCCCGGAAGTGCCCGGCGAATGCAACGTCTACCAAGGCAAGCCAGGAATGACGCTCCGCGACTACTTCGCGGCGAAGGCCATGCAGGCATTCATCACGCGCGTTCAACACGACATGGGAGCCGGCATGCAAGACAAGCTCATTGCGCGCTGGGCGTACGAGACAGCCGACGCCATGCTCCGCGCGCGGGAGGTGTCGCAATGATGACCGTGCTCAACAGGCGCCAGCCTGTATTTCACGAAAACAAACGATCGCTTGTAACGCGCGTGACGAACGACAACGCCCTGCTCGCCTCATGCGATCGCGTTCACGGCTATGTCGCAAAAGGCAGCGCTGTCGCGATCCTGTACGGCATTGCGATTGGTTGCGTCTGGTTTCTCTGCGTTGCCTCTCGTACGGGTGTGATCAGATGGCCCTACTGAAGGTTTGGATCGGGGCACTCGCGGCCGTCGTTGTATTCCTCTTCCTCCAGGCAATTCTGCAGCAGCAGTCCTCGCACCTCGAACATGCTGTCGTGTTGAAGCGGACACAGGGCACGCCATGGTGCGGGAGCGGTAAAGCGTCAATCAATTCCACGGCTTGTCTGCGCCCGGAATCGTCGGCGGACGCACGCCGAGCCTCTTACGTTCGGCTCGCACCCAGTTTTGAATTTCGGTGAGCTTCGCGTCAGCCACCTTCTGGCGCTCCGCCGCCTTGGTGCGTGTATCGGCGCTCAGAGTCGTACTCATTCCTTGTCGTTGCTGAACAGCTCGAATCGTGTATGTCACTACGCGCTGGATTGTTACGATTCGCGGGAGTAGGACAGAAGGCACAGAGCGGCCATACAGAGTCCGAATCGATTGTTGCACGTCCGTCAGCCGATCAAGGTCAACGTTGAATAGCGGCCCATTCCCATTCTTGAAATTCACTATGTAATTGGAGACGACTGTTATTGCGTCGCGGGCGTCTCGGCACAATATTTCAACCAGCTCGGCTTCAGCCAATTTGGCCAGATCTTCTGTTCTGCTCTGTTGCTCGCTTTGCCTTCTCGCCTGGTCACGGGCTACGTAATACGTACCGCCGATTGCCAAGATTGAGCCAACCGCCTGGACCCAGGAAGCCCAGTCGCTTCTTGTCAATTTTGACCATGGGATCTCGAAGTATCCACTGATGCCCGCGATCGCCGCGAGCACGGTCGCAACATATTTATAAAGCCCACGCTTCATCGCCCCCCCCCGTAGTTTTGGTGCGAATCGTAACATGACACCCCACCCCAAGCCGCGCACTTACCGTTGCCTCGGATGCGCGGTTTCTTCTTGCGGGCGGCCTGTTTGGCGCCCTCCTTTTTCTAATTCCGGCCTTAACGGCAGTTGCTTGGCTCGCACGTCACGACGTCGCGATCGCCGAGCATCCGCCATTGAGGCTTTATCTGTAGAGGAAGCGACCATGACCGAGTGGATCGGCCAATCTCACCGCGGCGACTGCCGCGACCTGATGCGCGCGATGGCGGCCGACGGCGTGCGCGTGCAGACGATCGTCACGTCGCCGCCGTACTGGGGGCTGCGGTCGTACCTGCCCGACGGCCACCCGGACAAGCACCGCGAGATCGGTCAGGAACCGACGCTGCGCGAGTTCATCGACACGCTGGTCGGCGTGTTCGATCTGGCGCGCGAACTGCTCGCGGATGACGGCACGCTCTGGCTGAACATGGGCGACAGCTACGCCGGTTCACGAAGCGGCCCGGAGACGGCAACCACGCTTAACGGTACGCGGCGCAACCAGACAGAGGCAAATCGCGCCATGACGGCCAGCCGCCGCCGCGATGACGCGCTGATACCGCGCTCCGACGTCCGGGTCGACGGGCTGAAGCCGAAGGATCTCGTCGGCCAGCCGTGGCGCCTCGCGTTCGCGCTGCAGGACGCCGGCTGGTATCTCCGCCAGGACATCATCTGGCACAAACCCAATCCCATGCCGGAGAGCGTACGCGATCGGTGCACGAAGGCGCACGAATACCTGTTCCTGCTCAGCAAGAGCGAGCGGTATTACTTTGATGCGGACGCGATTCGTACGCCGTACAGCGGCGAAACGAAGACGCAGTCGTTCGACTCGATGGATTACAAGCGCCGCGACAGATACAAGGCCCCGGACGGATGGGACACGGGCGCCGGTGCGCACGGCGCATTCCACCGGGACGGCCGACAGAAAGGTGCGCTGGCGCCCGCCGACTATCAGCCGAAGGAAGGAGCGAACCGGCGATCCGTCTGGTCGATTCCAACGCGCGCATATCCCGAGGCGCACTTCGCGACCTTCCCCGAAGCGCTGGTCGAGCCCTGCGTGCTCGCCGGCAGCCGGCCGGGCGACGTTGTGTTCGATCCGTTCTTCGGCAGCGGCACGACGGGTCAGGTCGCGCAGCGGCTCGGCCGCCGCTTCCTCGGCTGCGAGCTGAATCCCGAATACGAATCCCTGCAACGCGATCGGCTGCACCAGCCGGGGCTCGCGCTCGCCTGACCCACAGAGGACACCACCATGAACGACCGACAACAGAGCCGCGCTGATGCGCTGATGTCCCGCGCCGAGCGCCTGATTCAACGCGTCGCCAGCGCACAACTGGCTGTCGCGGAACTTCCGCCCGGCATGCCGCGAACGGAGGTATCGGACACGATCGACGAAGCGCGCGCCTTTGCACGGAACGTCATCGCCGCCTCCCCTGCTTCGCATCCCGCCGCGCCCGAACCCTGCGCCCACGATTACGTGCGGAGGGATCGCGTCTGCATCGAGTGCGGGGAGAAGACCGCAGCAGCGCCGATCGACGAAGCGGACGAGCCGACTATCGAGAGCCGCAAAAGATGGATCATGGAGCGCATACCGACTGTCGCGCGACTGTATTACACCGGCATCGGAGCGCGCCGGTACAGGCGTGCGAGTACGCAAGATGGCCCCGGCGAACCGCTCGTGCATCGCAGTCACGCCGCGCGGGAGATTCATGACCTGCTGATGGAATTGACGGAAGCTCGGCCCGCACCCTCGCCGGCGGACGAGCGGGCGGCGTTCCGCGACGCGCTCGCACTCGTCGGACGCGGCGAAGGCGAATCGTCTGCCGAGCTTGCGACCATCTGGTCGGCCGGGATTCAGTTTGCCGAAGCCCGCGCCGCATCTGCCAACGATACGGGGGCGGAAGGGGCAATCGAGCTACCGCACTGGTTCGAAATGTTCCTGACGAACGTATGTGAGATTCCCGACCGAAACAGCCCTGGGGATGAGCCGGACGCAATCGTCGCGACGCTAGATGAGCTGCGCAACTGCGCCATGAATGCAATCGAGCAATGCGTTTCCTATTCCGCACCGATGTCAGCTATGGCGGCAGCAGCGCCGGCCGACGAGCGGGCGGCGTTCGAGGCGAAGTTTCCGGTCCCGCAGGGCGTCGAGTGGGCCGGCGACCGATACACCGTGCGCGCCGACTACGACCGGTCCTATCGATGCGACCGCTTTGTCGGGCAGTGGAAGGCATGGCAAGCCCGCGCGGCAGCATCGCCCGCTGCGGAGGTCGCGCAATGGCAATCGCGGCTGAAAGATCGCTCGTCGCCCGTAGTGGATCGCTGGGTGAATATCTCGCCGGATGGCGCAAAAACGCTGATGGAGAAGTACGCGGGCGTGTACGAAGTGCGCGCGCTATCCGTCGTCCCGCAACCCGCGCAGGCCGACGCACCGGCAGAGGCGCGCGAGCCGGCCGCATGGGTGACGCCCGAGGGCGATCGCTCTATCACGCAAACGCAAAAGCAGGGCATGTTGCGCGACGGCGGCGCCAGTGCGTCGTCCGTGCGGCCTTACTCGATTCCCTGCTATGCAGGTAGCGCCCCCGCCGATGCGGGAGAAGCGCGCCTGACGGACGATCTTCGCACCGAGCTCGAATGGTGCCTCGCCGAAGGAAACTGCGGCCCGCGTACGCGCGCGGCCATTCAGCGCCTTCTCAACGGAGCCGACCAATCATGAACTGCAATTGCATCAGCGACATTGAGAACAAGCTCGCCAAACGCTATAGCGAAGAACTCGGCGCAGATGCGACGGCAGATTGCCAGTCGGCCGGGTTCGCGATGGGTGACAACTCGGTGCGCGTCATCCACAAAACCGAGTTCAAGATTGTTGCGCAAGCCAAGGGGTTTGCGCGCGGTAAGCTGGTTCCGGTGTTGGCGAGCTACTGCCCGTTTTGCGGAAAGCCTGCGGGCAAAGGAACCGACCAATGATGACCATCACGCAATACCTGCTCGTCAAGATCGCCGAGGAAGCCGCCGAGGTGGTGCAGATCGCGCTGAAAACGGCCCACTTCGGCCTGAGCGAAACGCAGCCGGGCCGCGCCGAAACGAACGCGCAACGCATCTATGCCGAGCTGAACGATTTGAACGCGATGGTGCTGCGGCTGAACGATGTGGCGTTCGGGGAATTCCACTACGAGCCCGACCACATGGCGATGGCGCGAAAGATGGCGAAGGTCGAGCACTACCTCGCATATTCGCGATCACTCGGGCTCGTAGAAACCGCGTCCGCCGAAGGTGCCGACCATGACTGACATGGTGACTATCCCCCGCGCGTTGCTGCACGACCTCGTCGACGACGTATCGGATTACGCGGTATCGCGCGAATTCAAGCCGCGCGAGAAAGCATGGCGAGACGACGTGATTGAGCGGGCCCGCGCCCTTCTCGCCCCCACGCAGCAGCCGAGCGGCGAGGTGACGGAGGCGATGGTCGACGCCGCTGTCGCTGCGTACGACTCATTCCCGTGTCCATTCGGCGACAACGTCAGTCGCTTCCCACACCGCGGCCAGTTGCGCGCAGCACTTCAGGCAGCCATCGACGCCGCCCGCGCCCAAGGAGGCGCCCAGTTATGAGCGAAAACACGAAAATCGAATGGTGCGACCACACGTTCAACCCGTGGGAAGGCTGTCAGAAAGTCGGCCCGGGTTGTGACCACTGCTACGCCGAGGCGCGCAATGCGCGTTTCGGTGGCGGCACGGCCGTGAACTGGGGGCCTGGTGCACCGCGCCGCCGGACGTCGCCGGCGAACTGGCACAAGCCGCTCGCATGGGAAGCGGCACACGCGGAGTTCTTCGCCGCGCACGGCCGCCGCCAGCGCGTGTTCTGCGCGTCGCTCGCCGACGTGTTCGACAACGCTGTCCCGGACGCATGGCGCGCGGATCTGTTCGACCTGATCTGGAACACGCCGCACCTCGACTGGCTGCTGCTCACGAAACGCATCGGCAACGCTGGGCGGATGATCACCCGCGCGCTCGAGCTCGCCGGCCGCAACACGAACACTCCGTGGCCGTGGTCGAACGTATGGTTGGGCGCGACGATCGTTGACCAGGTCGAAGCAGACCGCGACATCGATAAGCTGCTCATGACGCCCGCCCGCCGACGGTTTCTCTCTATGGAGCCGCTGCTTGGTCCGGTCGATCTTCGGGCGTGGCTCGATCCGACTGGCGTCTGCTGTATGCAGGAAATGCAGTCCTGTGAGGACTGCCCTGCTGACGCCCCGTGGATCCACGGCCCGACAACCGAATATGCCGAGGACGGTTCGGGATACCGCTCGCCGGAAATCGACTGGGTGATCGTGGGAGGAGAAAGCGGCGCGTGCGCGCGGCCGATGCATCCCGAATGGGCTCGCTCGCTGCGCGACCAGTGCGCGGCATACGGCGTGCCGTTTCTGTTCAAGCAATGGGGCGAGTGGAAGCCCATTTCTCAGATGGCCGAAACGCGATCGCTGTATCGGTCCAACCGTGTCGCGCGTGACGGCGAGGATCAGAGCGTCATCGACGATTTGTACGGCAGCACGTGCAAGGTCGATCAGCTGTGCCTTCGCATAAACGGTGATCACGTACCGATCAACTCTCCGAATGCGTTCCTCCCGGGCACATCGCCCATGCATGCGTTCAAGGTCGGCAAACGCGCCGCCGGCCGCCAGCTCGACGGTCGCACGCATGACGAATTTCCTGCTACCGCTGGTCTATCTCTTGAGCGGCAACCATAAATCCATGTTCGAACGCTTCGTCCATTCGGTCGGAAAGCCATCGCCCGACAACTTTCGTTCCATCGATATAGACGTGCACGGGCCACTTGTCGGACATGGGATCGTATCCAGTCACCACCTCGACCTTGCAGCCCTTGTACTCGTCAGTTTGAACGTTTCGCACGCCGCTTTCCGTCTGGATCCGAGCCATGGTCGCCTCCATTTTTGCGAAGGGAAATCGTAGCATGACTGAACGCCCTATCCTTTTCAGCGGCCCGATGGTGCGCGCCATCCTCGAAGGCCGGAAGACGCAGACACGCCGCATCGCAATCCCGAAGCGAAGCTGCATCGACTTCGTCGGCGGCGGCCCGAAGGACGGCCCCGACTGGAACGACCCGGCGTGCTGGGGATTCGAGGACGCCAACACCGGCCTCTGGTGGGCGCTGGGCGGCGACGATCAGTGCCGCCAGTTGCCATGTCCGCACGGTGAGCTCGGCGACCGGCTATGGGTGCGCGAGACAACGTACGACGTCGAGCGCAATGGCTGGGTCGGCCCGGTGTACGTCGAGTCAGATGAAGGCGCGCACGCTGCGGCCTGGGGCTGGGGTGAATCAGACGATCCCGACTACATCGAGCCATACGAACTGCGCAAGCGCCCCGCCATCCACATGCCGCGGTCAATGGCGCGCATCACGCTCGAGATCACCGGCGTGCGCGCCGAACGCCTGCAGTCGATCAGCGAGCCGGATGCACGGGCTGAAGGCGTGACGATCGTAGACCATCACCTGCGCGGGTACCGCGCCGACGCCTACCGGCCGCCGAGCATCCGCGCCTTCCACGAACTGTGGGACAGCCTGAACGCCACGCGCGGGCATGGCTGGGATACAAACCCTTGGGTGTGGGTGATCGAATTCAAGCGTATCGGCTAAGCCACTCTTCCGAAAATTTCTTCGCGTAGGCGACGGCCTCGGCCTCTGTGCCGAATTCGCCAAGCTTCCGGAAAGCAGCCTCCCGGCTGAAACCCAACTTCGTTACCTCAACCTGAGCGGCATACCTGCCGTCCTCGGTCACGCGCGGCCCGCAGTTCATCTCGTACCCGCGCATCACAAACTTCTTCTGCATTGGTTCAACGCCTTTTTGAGACAGGGGAATCGTAGCATGGTGAACTCACCTACTCACATCGCACCGGCCCCGTACGTCACCGTGGCACTCGCCGCGATGATCACGGGCCTGACTGAAAAAGCTATCCGTCGAAAAATCGAAGACGGAAAGTGGATCGAGGGCCGGGAGTATCGTCGATCGCCTGATGGCGGCATTTTCATTTCGCTTATAAGCTGTTGCGAAATTACGGATTAGGTCTGTTAACTTTTTCGAGAGGGTGTTAACTTTCTGACTTGTTTTGCCTG